CGAACCGTTATCTGGGGTTAGGTAGATTCGCTAAGAAGTATGGTTATGATCCTTCTACTCTAGAGGGACAGACAGCGTACATGATTAACGAATATACCTTCCAGAAGTATCTACCTGAGTTTGAAGGGACTGGTAGAACAGTCGATCAGTATATGGTCGGTGCTTATTACTGGTTAGGTTGGGGTATCAAGGGTTATCGTCAGCAATATGCATACGATTATACCAAACGACTTGTTTACACCTAAATAGTGTTGGTGCGGTAGAACAGCCGTAGAGCAAAAAAACGTTTATCCCATCTACATTAAATGTATAGCCGCACCTAATTTTCTTTCTTATATGAAACAAGCTGACGATTTCTACGCATATCGATTCGGTGGATTTGACAAATCAGCAGTTAATATACTAAGATTGCTTAGTGAACTTGAGGGGTCATACTCACTCCTCAAGTACATGGGTTTCCAAGAAGACATGGACGCCATTGACGAGATGAAGAAGAGGTATTACAAACTCTACTTCAAACTGGACAAAGAAGAAAAGGCCCAAAGAAAAGGGTAGGTGTCCGAGTGGTTAATGGAGGCGGACTGTAAATCCGCTGGCTCTGCCTACGGGGGTTCAAATCCCTCCCTGCCCACCTTGGAGAGTTGGCCGAGTGGTTGAAGGCGCAGCACTGGAAATGCTGTAAGGGGGTAACCCCTTCGAGAGTTCGAATCTCTCACTCTCCGTTGACAATCAACACTGTATGTTGTATGATTGTCTCATGACTCAATAGCTCAGCTGGATAGAGCAACTGCCTTCTAAGCAGTCGGTCGTAGGTTCGAATCCTACTTGAGTCGCCTTCGTCGATGTGGCGGAATTGGTAGACGCGCTGGGTTTAGGTTCCAGTAGATTAATCTGTGGAGGTTCAAGTCCTCTCATCGACATATGTTTGAGATTCTTTCAACTCAATTTGAGAAGGCAGACAAAATTAATCCTGGTCTAATAGACTGGATTAAATCTGATAGTTGCTATAAACTAATAACAGGAGCTTCTAGAACTCCTTTTTATTATGCGACACTAAAAGAGTGTCCAGTTGAAGAACTAAACATACTTTTTGATTTCATAAGTCATAATATAATTTCTTGTGCAAATCAAATGGCAAAAGGAACTGCCAGTGCATACTATGATTCCCCAGATTGGCATAGAAACTTTGGTATTGCAGACTATTGGGGCATGTGGTATAATAAAGGTTCTTCCGCCATAGGACATAACCACTGGCCTTATGCAATATCTTTTGCATATTATGTAAATTGTCCAGAAGGAAGTTCTCCCATCATTATTGATGGAAACGAAGTCCAAGTAGAATCAGGTAAACTAATTTTATTTCCTGGGCATTTAGTACATGAAGTAAAAACTTGTCCTGTAGACAATAGATTTATGGTGGCAGGTAATATCGCTTATCTAGGCGGTTTAGGTGCGGAGTTAGTTCAGTGGTAGAACGCTATCCTTCCAAGTTAGATGTCGTCGGTTCGAATCCGATACTCCGCTTTTAAAAATATGATCAAAGATTTATTTCCCACACCAGTATATGAGACGTTCCTTGAACCAACCAAGGAAGTTCAAGATACTATGATTCATTATGTTCATGATTTCTTAGAAAAGAATCAAGAACATTTTGCCAATGTTCCCAGTCTTACTGGTGAGCTTCTTGGTGACTATCAAATTTCCGACAAACCAGAATTTAAATGGTTATCCGAACAAGTTTTTTCTCACTGTTGTAAGTATATTGAAGAGATTGGAGCAACAATGGAACACAGTGAACTGTGGGCCGTTCAGTCATGGCCTGTAGTTTGCATAACCAATAGTTTTGTTGGATATCATAGACACTCTCAGTCTCATTTTAGTGCAGTGTATTATGTTCAGTGTGATGATGATTGTGAGTCTGGTGAATTGGTTATTCATGCTCACGAACCAAACCCCCTGAGTAATTTACCGATCTATCATGAGAGGTCTACAGCACACAATAGAAGAAGAGATTTAATTTTACCTAAGAGAAATAAATTAGTTATCTTTCCTTCGGTACTTGCTCATGAAGTGTTACCGTATTATGGAGATCTTCCCCGACTCTCAGTTTCTTTTGATATAATGGTTACATCTAAGAAAGATTCTGGAACATTTTGTCTGGTACATCCATCAAAGTGGGTAAAGCTTTCTTGATTAAATAGTAATGTGTCAGGAAAACGAGACATGTCCCAGAAGTACAGGATCCAAACATCTTATTGTTGGTATGAGACTTATGAGGAAACCTTGCTCGTAAAGATGTACTTTATAAATTACATCCCATTTACATTTGACGAACTTCCATCAATATGTTATGATGACCCTGATATCTTAATGGAAGCAAACAAAAATAAAGTTTGGGACCAGGACGATCTTTTTAAAGCTTCTGCATATCTTGCACAAGAAGAGTGTCTACCTCTAGTTTATGAATTAGAGTTGGAAAATCCAGAAGAACTTCCAAAAGATTAGTTTCTATGTTATAATAGAAACACTCATTCCTCTTTAGCTCAGCGGTAGAGCGAACGACTGTTAATCGTTTGGTCCCTGGTTCGATCCCAGGAAGGGGAGTTGGGAGATTAGCTCAGCGGTAGAGCACCTCGTTTACACCGAGATTGTCACAAGTTCGATCCTTGTATCTCCCATGATTAGTATTGTACATGAACTATTCAAAAGATGAAATAGAATACTTTGATGATGTCATGGATGTGGTTGAAAACCAGAGTATTGGCATTGATGAAAATCTTATTCTAGATCTTTTGCAGATGAAGTATAGGTGGCCTAAAGGTCACGTAGAAACTATAAACATGTGCTCCATGGTTTCTGATGATTACTTTGACCACAGGGGTTATTTGTGTTTTGATGAATGGAAACACTTATATGATCAGGGATTTACTACTCACCTGAATAATATTATGGATATTCATGTGGACCTTAGGAACATGAATAGAAGGTTGCTTGATGTCCGTGGATCAAACACTATGGGTAACTTATATCTCAGCAAAGGCACGACAACAAAGAGACCTAGTTTTCTTCCACACACCCATGATTACCACGTTGCAGTAAAGACCATATATGGTAAATCAAAGTGGTTGATAAACGACGAGATCATTGATGTGCAACCAGGAATTGATCTGTTTATTGGAGCGGGATCCACACATGCAGTCATTGAATCTAAAGAACCTAGATTATCTTTGTCGATGAATATATCGGGATAATGACCTATACTCCAAAGGCATATGATGTATCTCAAGTAACTTGGGATGATGTAATAGAAAAAATAAACAGAGATTTTTCTTCTGGCGACTATGATATTATTAGTAGTGTTAGTGGTAAAACTCCTACGTTTATATTAAAGGGGGCTTGGCTTCCTGATTCTATTATGAATGTAGTAGATCAAATGAAGCTACGTGATGAAGTTGATCTTCATAATATAGATCTTTATGTTTCTTTCTCTGGACATGCTAAGTCACATGATAATCATTATGACTTTTATGCCATTGAATTGATCCAATTAATTGGTAAGATGCGGTATTTCGTTAATGATGAACCGTGTGTATTGCACCCAGGCGACTCTCTATTCATGCCTGTAGAAACTTATCATGAACCACATGCTCCTGGACCGAGAGTTACTCTGAGTGTAGCTCTTTATAATAAAAATAAGAGGGTACAACCAGCTCTTGCTGAAAAGTATGTTGAGTGGATGGAAAACCTTGACATGCATAAAGTACCCCATGGGGATGGTAGTCTTATGGATCACTCCATTAATGTTGCCAATCTAATTATGGAGTATGGTAGATCTGATATTGAACAAATAGCCGCTCTATTTCACTCAATTTATGGCACAGAGTTTCAATCTTATAAATTATTAAAGACTAGAAAAGAAGTTCAATACTTCATCGGATACGAATCGGAAAATATAGTTCATATTTTCTGTACTCTGGAAGACAGGACAAATACAATACTCTATGGCAAAGGTTTATCCGAACCTATGAGAACTACCTTAAGATGGTTGGAGTATTGTAATATAAAAGAACAATTTCCCAAAGAAAGTATCTTGAAAGAGTTTGAACTTGTATTAGGAATACAAGGTAAAAACAATGATAGCCAGATGTAAATGTTGCAACAAAGAAATTGTTGGCGGAACTAGAATGCAAAGCTGTGGATGTTCAAACATGATGGCTGTTAGCGAGAACACAATCACTGCAAACGATTTGAATAAAGTAATTTTAATTAAATCTAAAAACATTATTAAAAATGGTGGTTTCCTGACAGAAAGTGACCTAAAATACCAAGAGGAACGACGCAAACGCAAAGTTCGTAAACTTGATTTCGAGGAACGTTAATGATCAACTTGCATCAGCTGTACAATCACTATCTCAACACCGACAAGAAACATGATCTTGTTAATGAAAAGGTTGTGTCTTATGGATGGTGTGATAATGGCAAAGATCTTACTGGGTATTATGTCTTGACAGAAAGCCATGAACTTCGTTATACTATGGAGGGTTATCTCGACAAAAAAATGTCTAGGAAGCCTGAAAATACTCGTGCCTAAGTGCATATATAATTAACGTTTACGACCTTAGTGACTAAAATGTATCAAATACCTAATGCTGAATTGTTTTCTTTGAACACCAAAAATAATTTGATAAGGAAAGCTCTTCATGATGAACTGAAAGGGAAAAGAGTAATTATCTTTGCAATTCCTGGTGCATTTACACCTACCTGTAGCAATAGTCAGGTTCCAGATTTTGACGAAGCTTATGAAGAGATCAAATCTCTTGGTATCGATGAAATTTATTGCCTGGCAGTTAACGATCCCTTTGTCATGAAGGCTTGGTGGAAGCAACTTAAGGTACAGAATCTCAAGTATCTTTGCGATGGTAATGCTGCATTCCTGGCAAGGTTTGAAGAAGTCGCTGGACAAAACCAGGCTGAGCAATATTACGTCAAGAAGTTTAATAAGGGTCTAGGTAGAAGAGCCTGGAGATTTGCTATGATTGTGGATAACACTGTTGTTACTCATATTTGGCAAGAAGAAACTTCTTCTAGTAGAGATAACTGCGAGGAAGATCCATACTTGGAGACCACTCCAGAATCAGTAATTTCTACTCTTAGGAATATTCAATCAGTTTCTGCTTCTCCTACTAAAGTTGTAGAAGATCTTTCTGCTCCACAATAAATCATTGACAACCTAGTAGTAATCGAGTATTATTACTAGGTCTTCTTCGGGATGTAGCTCAGTTTGGTAGAGCACTCGCTTTGGGAGCGAGGGGCCGTAGGTTCGAATCCTATCATCCCGATTTTCCTACTATTATCCATGGAAAAGATTACTTTGCAGCACCTTGAAGATCACTTTGATGAGATCTTTGAACAAGTAGAACAAGGAAAATCATTTCATATCATGACACCAGATGGCAAAGATATCATGATGGTCCCTACTGCGGAGGCTATTCAAGCATCAATCGATGCTGGACTGGTCTCTCAAATGGATGATACTTACTTTGATATGTACCATACGACCAGCGAAGCCTCTTGACAACAGACTGATTTCACCGTACAATAAACTTGTTCAACACAACGATCAATGTCTCACTCGGCGTTTGTTTCTAAGTTCAAGACCAATCTGAATCTTCTGCAATCTGCAGTGAATCGGGAAACGGATCTCGAATTCCGCCACCCCAAGATTTACAAAAAGATTGTGAAGTACTACCGCAATCAGGGAGTTCAGTTTTATAATGATCCTGACGATGATTATGAACTCGTCCTTGATCTGATTGCAGCAGATCTTCAAACTGAAGGAGTACTCGCTTGACAAAGATTCTTCTTGAACGTTTTCCCTATCGATACGTCGAAGTGGGAACTCTAGACAATGGGTTCCCCGACTATCGTATTCAGAAGGCAGATTCTTATACCAAACGGTATAGTGACATGTATCTTCTTGATAATCAGATGCAACTTCTGACAGCTATCGAAGATTTTGAGTATACGAAATGGTTAGATCCTGATCGTGTTCCTTGTTATGTCAAAGATGATGTATCTTCCGACATGGAGAGTCGTTAAAAACCCTGGTGGAGCCTATGGCTGATGTTCAATTACTATTCCCAACCCCAATTTACCATGACCAACTAGACATCTCTGATGACGAACGGTCAAGAATCCAATCTTATGTTGAACATTTAGATTGGATTATAGATACGGACATTCATAATCGTCCTAACGGACAATATCTGGATGTATTTGATGTGCTTGCACACAATCCATTATCTAATCTTGCAACGATTATAGATAATCATATGCACGCTTTTGTGCATGATTTCTTACGAGTTTCAAGAAAACTTCAGGTAAAGAGAACTAACTCATGGGCAAACAGACACTATTTGAATGACTATTGTCATGAGCATCATCATTCAAACAGTATCTTTAGTGGTGTATACTATCTAAATATTCCACCCAATTCTGGACCAGGAATTGTTTTCAAGAGAATGGGCCCTACTTGGACTAATGATACTTGGGAACTTAATGTAGATGAGTTGACCGCTCAAAATGAATATGTTCACCTAAAAAGAGTTAACACTAATATGTTACTCTTGTTCCCATCACACCTAACACACATGGTTCCAGCCTCCGAAACTGATGAACCTAGGTACTCCATTGCTTTTAATTACTTTGTTTATGGGGAGATTGGTGATGGAACAAACATCTTACACGTCTCGGACAGACGTTAAACTTGCCCTGGTCGGGAGTGTTTCCCCTTAAGAGTATGGAAGAAAAACAATACCCATCCGCCTCCAAGCAGATGGCTAACCTAACTAAAACCGCTTTTGGTATAGTCAAAGAGTTTGTAAGTACTGGTGACTTACTTGTTCCAGATCATGTCAGAAACGCTAGGTTGCAGATCTGTTCTACTTGTCAATTTTATGATGAAGCAGAACACAGATGCATGGATTGCGGATGTTTTCTTTCCAATAAAGTACGATTCAGTGCTTCCAAATGTCCCTTAGACTTTTGGTAAGGTTTCTTTGTTCCTAAAACAAAGTGGTGCGGATGGGGTTAACCCCGCCTGGTTTCCAATTTCCAGTCAAAGAATTGGTGGCGAGCCTGCAAACCTACAGAACAAAAAATGGAACCAGCATATTCAGACTTTATAGGCGTATATAAAGACGCTATCAATCCTGATCTGTGTGATTGGCTGGTTAACTATATGGATAAATCACAATACGTGCTTTCTCGTAATAGTCTTCACGTTCAGGACAAACAGATTTGTTTAGATTCTTTTTCTCCTAGTGAAGCCCAAGACTTGATGGACGGCGTTAATGCTTGTCTTATATATTATACGAAAAATTATCCATATCTAACTAACTTTAATTATGTAAGTTCTCTTACGTTACTTCAAAAGACAAATCCAACGGAAGGATATCATATCTTTCATGGTGAAAACTTAAATTGGAATGCATCTGACAGGACTATGGCTTGGATGGTGTATTTAAATGATGTCAAAGAAGGTGGTGAAACGGAATTTTTATATCAAGGTATAAAAGTAAAGCCTGAAAAGGGAAAGGTAGTTATATGGCCTGGATCTTATACACATATCCACAGAGGTAATCCTCCTGGATCACCAAAATATATTGCTACTGGATGGTATCAATGTGACATTGGATTGGATCAGTTAAGAGTTAGAGCTCATGGAATAGAACTACCAGAAGAATAATCTGTATGGGTATTGTCAAAATACCCTTTTTTTATTATAATAAATACAACGCAGTAAACAATTAGACTATGGCAAATAGTAAGACTGCACTCGTTCTGGGTGCTGGTGGTTTCATTGGAAGTCACATGGTAAAGCGTCTTCGTTCGGAAGGATACTGGGTTCGTGGAGTGGATATTAAGTATCCCGAGTTCAGTATTTCCGATGCTGATGACTTTGTTCAAGCTGACCTGAGAGATGCTGTTAGAGTCAAAGAACTTATCGTCGCTCCTGATGGCGAATCGTTTGATGAGATCTATCAGTTTGCTGCAGACATGGGTGGAGCTGGTTACATCTTTACAGATGAACACTCTGCTGACATTATGCATAACTCTGCATCCATTAACCTGAACGTATTGGATGCCGTTAGAGATTTTAATGAGTCTAATAATGTGAACGCAACGAAGATCTTCTACAGTTCTTCTGCTTGCATGTATCCAGAACACAACCAATTAGATCCTGACAATCCTGACTGCCGTGAAGAATCCGCCTACCCCGCTAATCCTGACTCCGAGTATGGATGGGAGAAACTATTCTCTGAACGTCTCTTCCTTGCTTACAATCGTAATTATGGGATCCCTGTTCGTGTTGCTAGGTATCACAATATCTTTGGACCAGAAGGCACCTGGGATGGAGGAAAGGAGAAGGCTCCAGCTGCAATCTGCCGTAAGGTCGCTCTCCTCCCAGAGACGGGTGGATCCATCGAGGTGTGGGGAGACGGCCTACAAACTCGTTCCTTCCTGTTCATTAATGAATGCATTGAAGCGACTCGACGACTGATGGACGGAGAGTTCATGGGACCAGTGAATATTGGTTCTGAGGAAATGGTAACAATTAATCAGTTGGTGGAGACAGCCGCTAAAGTATCTGGTAAAGTGGTACAGAAACGTCACAAACTAGATGCACCTCTTGGTGTTCGTGGTCGCAACTCTAACAACGATCTCATCCGTGAGAAACTCGGTTGGGATTATTCTCAATCTCTGGAGGAAGGCATTCGTATTACCTATGCCTGGATCTCTGAACAAATTAAATCCCGTAAAGAATCTGAAACTAAGGAACTTGTAAATGCCTAATTCTACATTGACTAAAAAGACCATTCGAATTGATAAGGATGCAGTTCGGGCACTAGATGTGTCTGCACTTGAGCAACAATCTATCAACCCTAATGACTGGTTGACTGCAGGACAGAGCGAGTATCGTCTCTATGCATGGCTCTCCAGTCAGTTTGATAATACCACCATCCTTGATGTTGGAACCCGTACAGGTGGTTCTGCACTTGCTCTTTCTTACAACGATAAGAACCAAGTCATCAGTTATGATCTGGTTGAACAGGGCGCTAGCTCTTCTATCAAGAAAGAGAACATCACTTTCAAGATTCAAGACTTCCGTGAGGACGACACTCTTGATTGGGATAACATCTCTATCATCATGATTGACGTTGATCCTCATGATGGTGTTCAGGAAGTTGAGATGATGGAATTCCTGAATGAGAAGGGTTGGAAAGGTATCATGCTTCTGGATGATATTGGTCCTGGTTGGCCTGAAGTTCAGGACATGTGGGATGCAATTGAAGAACCCAAGATCGATGTGACTCCAGTTGGTCACATGAGTGGTACTGGACTTGTAAACTTTGGTTCTAAGCACGATATTGATTGGGCATGAAAATTACCATTTTAGGATCTGCTGGTCAGGTAGGTGCTTACCTGACTCAGTATTTGAAAGCAAAAGGACATGATGTAGTTGAGTTTGATGTTGCCAATGCAGATTGGCAAGACATGACTCGTATTCCCAATGTGAATCTTCGTGATGCACTTGTTGATACTGACTTCTGTTTCTTCCTTGCTTTTGATGTTGGTGGTTCTCATTACCTGAAGAAGTACCAACACACCTTCAACTTCATTAATAATAATGCCAGGTTGATGGCAAATGCATTCCAGTATCTTGAAGAGTTCAAGACTCCGTTTGTGTTTGCATCTTCTCAGATGAGTAGCATGAGTTACTCTCCTTACGGTGTGATGAAGCGAGTTGGTGAACTATATACTGAGTCGCTTGGTGGCAAGATTGTTAAGTTCTGGAACGTATATGGTATTGAGAATGACATGGAGAAAGCCCACGTCATTACAGACTTTATCGTAAAGGGATTTAGGAACGGTGTCATCGACATGATGACCGATGGTACAGAACAACGAGAGTTTCTCTACGCAGAAGATTGCTGTGAGGCTCTTGAGGCAGTCATGGAAAATTACGATGACTTCACCTCTTTTGACCCTCTTCATATTACTTCTTTTGTCAGTACAAGCATTCTGGAAGTTGGAAAGATTATCCAAGATCTATTTGCTGCTGATGGTCAGGAGGTCAAGGTTGTACCTGCGGACTCCAAGGACACTGTTCAGAAAGATGCTCGCAACCAAGCAGATACCTTTATTACTAAGTGGTGGAAACCAAAGACTAGTATCGAACAAGGTATCGCAAACGTATACCGAGAGATGAAACATTATCATGAGTGATATTAAAGACACTCTTGCAAAAGCAAGTCAAAGTCCTATGGGTATGGAACTTCCTATCCTAGGACCAGAAAACAAGTTTCCAATTAACTTGATTTGTAATGACTCTCTAGAACCATCTACCTCTGCTAATAACAGATCTGTCTATACCAGATGGGTACATGATGGTTCTGGACTTTGTAACCTTTATGTAAATCATTTTGCTCTTAAGGCTTTGGAGGATACCAGTGATCTTCCAAAGTTTATTTGGTTACTAGAGTCTAGGGAGATCATTCCTGATCAGTACAAATTCATTGAGGATAACTATGATTTTGTTGCTAGTCGTGTGGATGGTATCTTTACTTGTGATCAAAGACTCACTACTGAGGCGGGTCCTGACGGTAAATTTCTTTATTGCCTCTCTAATGCTGCTCCTTGGGTCATGGACAGAGACCTCTATCCCAAGTCTAAGCTCGTCTCAATGGTCGCATCTAACAAAGGATACACTCTGGGACATCAACGTCGCCTCAAAGTAGTACAGGAATACTGGAATAAGTTTGGTGGCGATGATCTATTTGGTTGGGGACTTCCTCAGGAACTTCCTCTAAAAGAAAAGTCCAGAGCACTTAGAGATTACATGTTCTCCTTCGCTGTTGAGAACGCAAACTATCCAACCTACTTCACAGAAAAACTAACTGATTGTTTCGCTTGTGGAACTATCCCTGTATACTATGGTACTGCAGGAGTTGCACAGTATTTCAATCATGAAGGTATCATTTTCCTTGATCAAAATGAACCTTGGGAAAACATTCCTTGGGACAAGTTGACTCCAGAATATTATGAGTCAAAGAAAGATGCTATTGAAGATAACTTCAATATCGCTAAGGAGATGAGAACCGCAGAAGACTATATGTACAAGAACTACCTAGTTCAATTAGATCCACTTAGAAATCAGAGGCCTGTAACAGTATGACGACCGCAGTACAAGACCGTAAAGGATGGGAAGCAGAAACTCAGATTGCAGATGAGTATATTGCAGCCTGTATTGAAGCAGTAGAGGACGATCAAGCCTTTGCTAACTTCAAAAGTAATCCTAAGTATAAGACTATTCTAGAACATGTCCTCAAGTCTCAGGGTGAACAGTACCTGAACATGGCTGTTGACATGAATGAGACTGCACTCTTTGGTAACCTTGCTGGGTTCAAAGAGAATGATAAGTATGGCAATCCAGAAGTTCATATGTACTCTGGTGTTGGAATGATTTCCCCTACAACTGCCAGATATATCAAGAACACTTTCGAGATCTCTTTCCTTTGTAGTGATGCAGAGATTGGTCGTATTGTGGAAGTTGGTGGTGGATATGGTGGACTCTGTAAGGTTCTTAGCACCGTTTGTGAGTTCGATGAGTACATTCTCATTGACCTGCCCGAGGTAAGTGCTCTGCAACGAAAGTACATAGATCTGTTCCCCGAGATCAAAGATAAGGTAAAATGTATTCCATGCACTGAGTATGAAGAGATTAAGGACATTGATCTCTTCATTAGCAACTATGCTTTATCTGAGTGTAATGTAGAGACCCAGATGGAATACTATGATAAATTGGTCGCCAATTCTAAGTTTGCTTACATTATCTACAATCTTGTCAATTTTAATGATTTCTACTATAATGATTTCGTAGAAAAGGTGAAAGAAAATTACACCTTTGACGTAGGTAAAGACTACGAAAACACTGTTATCCTCGCCACACGTAAAGATGAATCGAATCAGTGATTATCTCAAAGTAACTTGCGATATTACTCTTTTTCTTTGTAAGTATTGTAATGATAACAATATTGACTCTCTAGTTATTGGAGTGTCTGGAGGTATTGACTCCGCTGTTACCTCTATTCTTGCAGCAAAGACAGGTCTTCCTGTCTATGCAATGGGTATGCCACTCAATCAGAGTCCAGAACAGGAAACTCTTTCTGACGCTCATCTATTCTGGTTGGAAAAGAACTATCCAAACGTCACAGTTCTCAAGACAGATCTTACGAAGCCCTTTAATAAGTTTATCAAACAACTTACGGCTGATCTTGGAGTAGAATACACTATCAATGAGATGGCTAGGGCAAATAGCAAGTCTCGTATGAGAATGCTGACCCTATATCAGGTTGCTGCATCTGTTAATGGTATTGTTGTTGGTACTGGTAACAAGGTAGAAGATTATGGAGTCGGTTTTTATACTAAGTATGGTGACGGTGGGGTTGACATTGCTCCAATTGCTGACCTTTATAAGACAGAAGTCCGAGAACTCGGACGACACATCGGAGTAATTCCTGAAATCATTAATGCAAAACCCACTGATGGTCTGTGGGAAGATGGTCGTACTGATGAGGATCAGATTGGTGCATCTTATGAAGACCTAGAGTATGCCATGGAACATGGCACTGGACCTGCAGTTAGAATCTTGCATGACTTCAACTGTAAGAACAAACATAAAATGAATCCCATTCCTACTTTTAAACTGGAGGTATAATGAACATCGGTGTTATCGGAGCAGGACGACTTGGTATCTGTTTTGCTCTCCTTTGTGAGGCTGCAGGACATCATGTCCAATGTTCTGACGTAAACAGGCATTACGTTCAAGATCTCAATAACAAAGAGATTTTTTCTAATGAACCTGAGGTAGAAGACCTTTTAATGCGATCGGAGAATCTCATTGCTACTGTTAGTAACAGGGATGTTATTCGTAACTCCGATATTATCTTCACCTTCGTTCCTACTCCGTCTCTTGAAGATGGTTCGTATGATGTTCAGTATGTCGAACAGGTTGTACAAGACCTAGAAGACTCTCCTAACCTTGATGGCAAGATCTTTGTTATCGGTTGTACTACTAATCCTGGATACTCCGATACAGTTCAGGAGAAATTGAACGACAGGGGTCTTAGAGTTTTTTACAATCCAGAGTTTATTGCTCAGGGTTCCATCCTCAAAGACATGCGTAATGCAGACATGATTCTTTGTGGTGGTGATGATCAAGAAGGATTTGATATTATCGAAGGTATCTTTGATGATATTCAAGATGTTGATGTTCATTTCTACCCAATGTCTCGCACAGCCGCAGAGATTACTAAGATTGGTGTGAACTGTTTCTTGACCTACAAGATTAGTTACGCAAACATGATGGGTCAGATTCTCTACAATGCTGGTTGTGGTGATGAGATTGATAACGTTCTCTCTGCCGTTGGAGACGACACCAGAGTCGGGTCTAAATACTTGCGTTACGGATTAGGCTTCGGTGGCCCTTGTCTGCCCCGAGACAACCGTGCATTGGGACACTACGCTAATCGCGTGGGACTAGAATATAGTCTTCCCGATGTTACGGATAAGTTCAACGATGCACATGCAAATTTCATTGCTAACTATTGCGTCGAACAGAACGTAGATAAACTTCCTTTCTTTATTCAAAGCATTTGTTTTAAGAAAGGAACTGATATGGTAGTTGAAAGTCCTAGACTTCGACTGGTTGAAGATCTACTGAAGAAAGGTTATACTGTTTATGTTGAGGAAATTGATGATGTCGTTTCCCAATGTGAAGATGACTTGATTGATGCCTACGGTGACAATATTGTTTTCGTTACTAACAAGAGTGAAATTCATGAACCTGTTTGGAGGATAGATCTTTGACGATTAGTTATAATCGCCTTGGGAGTAATGGGCGACTGGGAAATCAAATGTTCCAGTACGCCTCTCTCCGAGGTATTGCAGCTTATAATGGTTTCCCGTGGATGATTCCACCCGAAGAACATAACCATAAAGATAACTATGGATTGTTTGAAACCTTTGAAATGACTCACTGTAAACCCGAGAACCTTGGGTTTAATAGTGCAATGACAATTCAAGAACAAACTCACGCCTTTGATGAGAGTCTTTTTTATTGCACTGACGGCGTGAATCTAGATGGTTATATGCAGACCGAGAACTACTTTGTTCACATTGCAGACCAGATCCATGAAGACTTCACGTTTAGAGAAGACTATCTCACTCCTTGTAAGGAGTACATTGATAGTTTACATGGCTCTCCTATTTTCCTGCATATTCGCCAGTCTGACAACATCGGCAGAGAGGAATATCACCCCATCCTCCCAATTACGTATTTTGAAGATGCGTTAAAAGAGTTTCCTGAAGATACTCCTTGTTTTGTCTTTACTGATGATCTGGAGTGGTGTAAGAATGAACCATTCTTCAAGCAGGATAGGTTCATGTTCAATGATAATCCCGAAAGGTATCAGTATCAGACCATTGATGGTACAGGTAAGATGCAGAATACTCTTCTGCCTCAGGTTGACCTGTGTCTGATGAGTCTCTGTAGCGGTGCAATCATTGCTAACTCTTCCTTCTCTTGGTGGGGTGCATGGTTACAGAAAGGTCGTGGGAAAGTAGTAGCACCTAATCCAGAGAAGTGGTTTGGTTCTGCTATGTCTAATCTTGACACTAGTCAAATCATACCCGCATATTGGGAAACTTTAGATTGGAGTAAATAATAGATGTCTATTTCATTTCAAGGGCTCGGTAACGAAGGTCGTCTGGGAAACCAGATGTTTCAGTATGCTTTTGTTCGTGGCGTTGCCGCTAATCGTGGATTCGATTGGGTCATTCCTGGTCCAGCCGCAGATCGATTAGATAACTACGGCCTATTTGATTGTTTTGAACTCACCAACTGTGACCTTAGTAAAAATACTGGGGAACCTTTCTTTGCTAAGAGGGTTGAGTATCGTGACATGCACTTCAACGAACAGATTTTCAATGAATGCGAAGACAACACGAACTTCTCAGGCAACTTCCAAACAGAAAAGTATTTCGAGGCCATCGCCTCGTCTATCCGTGAGGATTTCACTTTTAAGAAGGCGTATTCGGAGCCGTGTAAAGACTTTATTGATTCTCTTGGTGGACGTGATGAGTGCATCTTTCTGCACGTTCGTCGCGGTTCTCCAAATCTTACTGGGCGCCGAGGGGAGAAATGGTCTTATCAGATGGTGCAAGAGTACCACCCACTCTGTAAAGCTGAATATTATCTTGAAGCTTTAAAGATGTTCCCAGACGACAAGAAAGTCGTTGTTGTTTCTGATACTGTTGATTGGTGCAAGGAACAGTCTTGGTTGCAGGGTGATCGATTCTTCTTCTCCGATGCTTCTTATGAAGAGTTCGGAGACGGTGCCTCAGTCCCCTACATTGACCTTTGTCTCATGAGTATGTGTGGCGGTGCGATTATCGCTAACTCCTCTCTGAGTTGGTGGGGCGCATGGTTGCAGGGTCTTGACGTTAAGGTGGTCGCTCCCGATCCCTGGTTCGGTCCTGCATACGCTCACTACAATATGAAAGACATGATCCCTGAAAGATGGGTGAAGGTACACAATGACCCAACCCCAGTGACTCCAGAATGAAAGATTTAACCTATCTCCTGCCTTGTAGAATTGAGACGGACGATCGTCTCCGTAATGTAATTACATCAGTAACGTATCTACTTAAGAACTTTCCAGAGGCAAAAGTTCTAATCAAAGAAGTAGATACTACTTCTAACTTCAAAGAGTATGCTCTTCCTCAAATTAAAAAGTATGTTGGTGACACTAGTCAACTCAAACATATTTTTGAGGAGAGTGAGGAGAAGTTCTTTCATAAGACTAGAATTCTTAATGATCTCTGTATAGCTGCAGACACTCCCATCGTGTATAATCATGATGTGGACGTTGTTGTACCAAAGAATAGTCATGAACTTGCATATCATGCCATTACGAAAGAAGGTTCTGATGCTGTTTATCCTTTTGGATGCGGAATTTATCAGTGGGCTGTTAACTACGGTGACCAACTGCTAGATAAGTTCCTTTCATCTCATGATGGAAGTGACTTTGACTTTGATGTTCTTTCGAATAACAAAGTTCGTATCCCATCTTCTATTGGCTGGGGTCAGATGATCACTAAATCTTGTGAGGTATCTGCTGGTCTCTGGAATGAAGAATTTATTTCTTGGGGAGCGGAAGATTGTGAGTTTTATTACCGCCTAAATCTATTTGGATTCAAGGTTGGTAGAGTCATCGATGACATCTATCACTTTGAACATGGTAGAACTTTCAATTCCCACTATCATAATCCTAAGTTCCAAGACAATGATCGCCTCTGGAACTGGATTCGAAAACAAGACAAAGAAAGTCTTACAAAATACTATTCAACACTTGACTATATCAAACGACGGGGGAACGAACTAAATGCTAGCCTTTAATCAGATGGGAAATCTGGGACGACTGGGTAACCAGATGTTCCAGTATGCTGCGGTGAGAGGTATCGCTGCAATGCGTGGATATGAATTTGGTATCCCTCCTTTTGAGAGTAATCGTGTAGATAACTATAGTCTCCATAGAGCTTTCACTCTTGGTAATGTTGCTAGAAGCAATCTACATATCCTAGACAATGGACATGCCCCTATCGTTGTGGAAAAACATTTCCATTTCGATGAGGAACTTCATCGTATGTGTCCCAATGATGTTAGTCTGTTTGGATTCTTCCAGTCGGAAAGGTACTTTGCTAATATCAAAGATGAAATTAGAGAAGACTTTACATTCCACGACTCAATTCTTAATCCAGTCAAAGAACTTATTAGTTCCCTGGATGCGGCGCCTCTCTTTCTTCATGTCCGTAGGGGTGATCCTAACCTTGTCGATGCTAGGGGATTTAAGTGGTCGTATACGCAATGTTCGTCACAACATCCACCACAACCGTTGGCCTATTACGAGGAAGCTCTGAAGAACTTCCCTAAAGATCAACCTGTAATCATTTGTTCTGACTCTCCTGAGTGGGTTAAAGAACAAGAGATGTTTGAGGATGATAGGTTCTTGGTTTCTGAGCCCACAGACAAGTACAAGGATGGTTCGTATGAACCCTTTGTGGACCTCTGTATCATGAGTCTCTGTAGCGGTGCAATCATTGCCAACTCTTCACTGTCCTGGTGGGGTGCCTGGTTGCAGAACGGTCGTGGTCCTGTTGTTGCACCTAAGGTGTGGTTTGGTCCAGACTATGCCGATAAGGATACTAAAGATCTCTATTGTGAAGGATGGATCGTAAGTTAATAGTTATAGATAACTTTTTAGATGCTCCCGATTACATCAGGAACCTTGCTTTAACCGAATTTGAGTATACCAAATACGATAAGAATGTGCCTGGTGTACGGAGTAGTAATAGAGCATCTGGGGAGTATGAGACTGGGATTACAAAAAGGTTTGAGGAAATTTTTAACGCAAAGATAAAATGGAATTGGGATAATGATACGTTTCATTTCCAATCATGTGATGAAGATACAAAGACATGGGTTCATAGAGACATTGGATCTCAGTGGGCCGCAGTTTTATACTTAACTCCAGATGCTCCGTTTAAATCTGGAACCTCAATCTATCATAGAGTAGATATCAGGGATTATGATGAAGACATTCGCATCGGTAACGTCTATAATAGATTAGTTGCATATAGAGGCGATATAATGTATCATAGAAGTACGATTCCTGGTTTCGGGAATAGTATAGAAACTAGCAGACTTACACAGGTATTCTTTTTTGACATTGAACCAAATGGATAAGAACAAATCAGCATATAAACTGAAGGGGTTTGGTCCTCTCTATGTCATTAATCTGGACGATCAACCAGAGAGATGGCAATGGATGGAAGAACAACTTAAGTATTGGGAAATCGAAGACTATACTCGTATCTCTGCTTATGATGGTAGACCTGACGTTGGTAGTGACTTAAGTGAAATTATCCAAGGACGTTATCCAGAACAGGTTTCTTCTGGAGAGATTGGTTGTGTCACTTCTCACTTGAAAGCCATCAAACATTTCTATGAAGAAACTGATGCACCATATGCAATCATCATGGAAGATGACTGTGATATTAGTATTGCTAGGTTCTGGACATTTACTTGGCGACAGTTTATGTCCAGAGTCCCATATGACTGGGACGTGATTCAAGTCGCCATCATTTGCCCTGGAGAACTGCATGTGAATATTCATCGCAGATTCATCAATGATTTCTCCACGGCATGTTATGTTATCACTCGACATCATGCCAAGAAACTGATCGATCTTCACTGTAAGGGAGATAAGTATCGTCTTGACAATGGTGTCAAACCACGCCCTGTTGCAGATGATCTCATCTATAATTCGGGTGCCTCTTATGCCTGCCCTATCTTCCTGTATAAGATTGAACTGGGTTCTAGTATCCATCCAGAACACATTGAGATCTTCCACAGGGGTAGCCACAATGGTCTGAGAGAACTTTGGGAGACCCGAGGTTCGGATATCACTATCGATATGATTTCTGATTTCGATCCATACTTGGGTCGTGTCGCGGGAAGAGACCAGGTTCAACAAAAAGAACTTGAATCTCCAGCGATGGCTTGACAATCCTAAAGAAATAAAGTAGTATAAATAAATGGACGTAACCAATGTTACGTTTTACAACAAACGAAAGCCTCAACTACTCGCAGACGTTTTGTTGACACCGCCACCAAAAAGTGGTATTCTTATATCGCGATCGGGAAGTCGAATCCGATCCATCATCTGTGGGTAACCATTCCACAAGTAAAATTACGAGGAATTCAAATGTTTAAATCTGTTCTCGCAGCTGCCGCTGCTGCACCTTTCATGGCGACCGCTGCTTTTGCAGGTCCCTACGTCAATGTTGAAGCCAACTCTGGTTTCACTGGCTCTAACTACAGCGGTACTAACACCGACCTCCACGTTGGCTACGAAGGCGCTCTGGGTGAGTCCGCCGGCTATTACGTTCAGGCAGGTGCCACCGTTGTTTCTCCTGATGCTGGTGATGTTGACACCGTTCCTTCTGGTAAGGCAGGTATCTCCGCAGGTCTGACCGACTCCCTCACCGCTTACGGTGAAGTCTCCTTTGTCGGTTCTGGCGTTGCTGGTGTTGACCGTTCTTACGGAACCAAGGCTGGTCTGAAGTACTCCTTCTGATCTACTGACCTAGACAACTAAACATCTAGATGTTATACTGGGGGTGCGACGGCACCCCTTTTTTTATGGATTTAAAAAAGAACTTCAAGTGTTGTGTTGCTAGTCCCGTATGTCATTTTGTGGCAATTACGGTGGGATTTCTTGCAATGGTTCAAACAATTCATCTCCATGCACATAAGACTATGGAGTTGGATACTGATTCATATGTTCATAACTTTTGCAAAAAGAATTTAGAAGAGTGTAAGAGAATTATTCGCCACATCGACTAATGCAGTTCATCTACGTTCGCGATAATGTCCTCTCGCATATTGAATGTGAGAGGGTTATAAAATGGTTTGAGATGCACCCAGAAAAGCATACTGCTGGAGTTGCTTGGGGTGGCGAAGTAGATCAATCACATAAACAATCTACGGATTGGACTAAAGATTTTAGAGATGAAGATCCAGTAGATCAATTACTTCAGGAAGTTCTAGTACATCATACAAAGGAATACCACGAGGAAGTAAAGGGAATCAATTACGTTTCTAGTTCTTGGGATCTAGATCCTTACTACAATATTCAGAAGTATGCTCCTGGTGGGGGATTTAAAAATTGGCATCATGAACATGGAAACTTTAATGAGTTTCCTCATTCTGATGCATGTAAGAGGATACTTGCTTGGATGATTTACTTAAATGATGTCCCAGATGGCGGTACTCAATTTCTAGACCAAGAAACTACACTAAAAGCAGTCGAAGGTAGGGTAGTTATTTGGCCTGCGTATTGGACGCATACCCATAGAAGTCAGGTTTCCAACACACAAACGAAGTATATCGCAACAGGATGGTATAACTTTGATGTTCCTGAGTTATAACTAGTAAAGAATACTCATTTAGAACAATGCCTAGGGGACCTGTGGACAAGAACGTATTGCTTGCCCATATCTATAACTTGAAACACCAGCTGGACCACGAGGAAATTCCTAATGGGGAAAAGTGGAAAGCCCACCAGTACTTATCTAAAGTATTAGATAAACTGATGGAATTTGGTTATTAATATAACAAAAATACGGTTGACAAAAGTTGTAACAATACTATATAATTATAGTTGTAAATCTTAATAAACCAATGACCGTTACCAAAAATGAGTTTGGGCAAATGAATATGTTTGCCAAAGAACCCACGATGTATATGACCAAAGAAGACATGGATCGCTATGGTTTCGAACCATATGCTGAACGTGCTGAGCGTATGAACGGTCGTTGGGCAATGATGGGATTTGCTGCAGCAGTGATTTCTTATGCCACATCTGGTAGTCTGTTCTTCTTCGGACTCTTCGGAATCTGATCTTGACAATGACACAGATTTTATTTACAATTACAAGTGTTGCCTTCTTCGTTTTGTTGGCATACTCTGTAGAAAAACTATCTGAAACTTATTAATGACTACCTATAACATTACTCTCAAGAGTGCCGACGGTGAAACCACCATCACTTGTGAGGATGATCAGTACATTCTTGACGCCGCTGAGGAAGCTGGAGTAGACATGAACTATTCCTGTCGTGCAGGAGCATGTTCTTCTTGCGCTGGTAAAATTGTCAGTGGCACTGTTGACCAAGGTGATCAGTCTTTTCTCGATGATGACCAGATTGAAGCTGGATTTGTTCTGACCTGTGTCGCATATCCTACTAGTGATGTAACTCTCTCGACTGATCAAGAAGACGCACTGTATTGATATCATGTCTGATGAAAACGCTCTCTGGGAAGACATGAGAAAACTCAATGCCCTATACGAAGAACTTTGTTGGGGGCACGATGACGAACTAGTTTTCACTCATGATGGTGAAGAAATCATTATCTACAACAAAACAAAAAAGGAGAATGAACAATGAACGAAAAAGCAGAACGCATTAATGGTTGGGCAGCAATGATCGGTATCATTGCTGCAATGGGATCCTATGCAACCACTGGACAATTGATTCCTGGTATCTGGTGATGCTTTTGTTATCAGTCATGATGCTGGGGACATGGATTTTGATTAGTGCTCTTGGCAGTAATGATGTTGACGATGACGATGACATGGATGGGGGAATGATGATCCCTGCTTACAACCCAATCTAAATATTTCAAGGAAGTCAGAAGAGATTCTGACTTTTTTTGTGTCTGATTTTATGAAAGTAGCTGTAGTCGGAAGTGGAACAGGCGGATTGGTTTCCGCAATGGTCATGTGCTCAAGATCTCCTGTAGATTTGCAGGTCGATCTAATACATGATCCAAATTCTCCTATCATTGGTGTGGGGGAGAGTCTTTCGCATGACTTTGTTCAGTTACTAAGGGGATCTCTACAGTTCCAATTTCCTTTTGACATGAAGGAAATAAATGCCACAACCAAACATGGTGTTGCCCTTGTGGACTGGTGTGAGACTCAGAACTTTCCCGAGAGCCTCAATGGATATCTGTCTCTGTCGTGTCAAGGAGTACACGCTGACACATATTCATGGAGACCATTTGTACTTCCAAGATTGAAACATTATTGGGGACACAAGTTCAAAGAAGTCCACGGTGTTGTTAAAAATATCTGGCAGGATTCCTCTGGTGCTTACGTGTCTCTTGGGGATGAAGTTCTCAAATACAATTACGTCATAGACTGTAGGGGTATACCGCAGGAACTTGATGATACATATGAGAGCCCAGAATCGATTGTAATCAATTCTGTTATCATAAACGTCTGTGATAAACCAGGGGATTGGGAATGGACCTATCACATTGCCCATCCAAATGGTTGGATGTTTGGTATACCAGTCAGTAACAGGAGCAGTTGGGGATACCTATACAATAATAAGGTCACCACTGAAGAGGAAGCAATAAAAGATTCGCATAGATTCTTGCGGGAACATAGAATTCCCAGATCCCACATTGATTATGATAAGTTGAGGGACAATGTAAAATCATTTTCTTGGCCTCATTACCACTCCAAAAAATTTGTTGACGGTAAAATTTTAAGGAATGGAAATGCCCTCTATACATATGAACCTCTTCATGGATATGGAGTTCCTTTGTATACAACTCTTGCTACCATGGCGATAGATTATTTTAACTATGATCTAGAAGAAGATGAGTTGAATGATCAGTATCGAAAGTATCTACATTCATTCCGAGACTTCATTGCTTTCCATTATCACAGAGGAAGTATTCACAAGACTCCTTTCTGGGACTGGGCTTCTGAAGTATCCATGAACCAAGTTCAAGGATCTGAGTTTATGAAAATCTGCATGTCCAAAGACTTTACTTTGGAGGGAGCGGTACAGATGGACGACACTTGGACTACATCTCCCATCGCTCACCCAATGTTTATCTGGGAACTCGATGCCGTGTTTGACTTTGGGTACTTCGAACACATGCCTGGACTCGCACATAAGTGTACCCAATGTATTCTATAAGAAACTCAAATCCCCAAAACTCAGTGCTTGACAAGAATATGGGTTCGGGTTATACTAAATAAGTCAACGGGTTAAGAAACGTAAAGTTTGTTAATCACTTGTAACACCCCAAACCGAGACCTATAGGGTGTATAAATCACGTCTCTCATATCCTCGCTAAGGGTGCGAGGAGCATAGTATCTCCACCATTTCCCTGATGGTCTTACTACCTGCTTAAAACAATGGCTGCTACACTTTCACGTCAAAAACAATCGAATACTTGGGAACAGTTTTGCAACTGGGTAACCAGCACTGACAATCGTCTGTATGTTGGTTGGTTCGGGGTCCTCATGATTCCTTGCCTACTTGCTGCTACTATCTGTTTCATCGTCGCTTTCGTCGCTGCTCCCCCTGTGGACATTGACGGTATCCGTGAACCCGTCGCTGGTTCTCTCATGTACGGAAACAACATCATCTCTGGTGCTGTTATCCCCTCTTCTAACGCAATCGGTCTTCACTTCTATCCCATCTGGGAAGCAGCCTCTCTCGATGAGTGGCTCTACAACGGTGGTCCTTTCCAACTCGTTGTCTTCCACTTCCTGATTGGTATTTACGCCTACATGGGTCGTGAGTGGGAACTTTCTTACCGTCTTGGTATGCGTCCCTGGATCTGTGTTGCATATTCTGCTCCAGTCGCTGCTGCGAGTGCAGTGTTCCTTGTCTATCCTTTCGGTCAAGGTTCCTTCTCTGATGCGATGCCACTGGGTATCTCGGGTACTTTCAACTACATGCTTGTCTTCCAGGCAGAACACAACATTCTGATGCACCCCTTCCACATGCTGGGTGTCGCAGGTGTCTTCGGTGGTTCTCTGTTCAGTGCAATGCACGGTTCGCTGGTTACTTCCTCGCTGGTTCGTGAAACCACTGAGTCTGAGTCCCAGAACTATGGTTACAAGTTCGGTCAAGAAGAAGAGACTTACAACATCGTTGCCGCTCATGGTTACTTTGGTCGTCTGATCTTCCAATACGCTTCCTTCAACAACTCCCGTTCGCTGCACTTCTTCCTCGCAGCATGGCCTGTTGTCGGTATCTGGTTCACTGCTCTTGGTGTTAGCACCATGGCATTCAACCTGAACGGATTCAACTTCAACCAGTCTGTGATTGATTCGCAGGGTCGTGTTATCAACACCTGGGCTGACGTTCTGAACCGTGCTGGTCTGGGTATGGAGGTAATGCACGAGCGCAATGCTCACAACTTCCCTCTTGACCTTGCTGCTGCAGAGTCTACTCCTGTTGCACTCACCGCACCTGCAATCGGTTGATTTAAAATTAAATAAGTGATAAAATGGGAGGGTTCACACCCTCCTTTTTTAATGGCAAGAATTAGAGATCCACTCAAGTATGGTTTCTATGGTGTCGATTATGTTCTCTGGGGTAAAGATAGAGTTGCTTGTTACTTTGACATGACTTCTGCACAGGAAGGAATGATGTCCATGATTAAACGTGGAGTTGATGTTAAAGGGATGAGAGAAATAAAAATTGACGCTCGTGACTAAAATCTGTTATAATGTGAGGGTCGAATAGACCTTCTTTTTATGCACGGAAGACTAGATCCAGAAGAACACGTTATGGAAGATACAATGACAGATCCTGCCCGAGAATGGCCTAATCCCTGGTTAGGTCAGTTAGGTGTTGCCATTGCGGACTTGGAATGGGAAGCGGGAGATGACATCCACGTAGAGATTGGCGGTATGTCGGTCTATGGGATTGAAGGTGACGGTAGTAAATGGGCACCAATTAAGGGAACTGTTAAATATAACAAGGATGCTTTCATTGTAATTAAGAATCGCAGCCGTAGTCCTTTCACTCCTTCACAACCAAACCCCGAGTTGAAGCAAGCACATCCACAAGAAAACAAATAAACGATTTCGGTAATGCTTAGTTTCTGGATTCACTTGACAGCATTCTTCCAAGTTGTCGTTATGAATTGCATTCAACCAGTCAACTGGAAGTATTGTTATCGCGTTGACCAGTGGTTGATTCCAGATCTTGTAGAAGGATATGAGATCTGGACCCAACAAAAGCATCCTTATCAAAACGAAAAGGACTACCTGAACAGTGTACAGGGAACCACATCTACAGAAGAAGAGCAATAAGTGTGCCAAGATCTGGCACGAATGGTATGATGTAAAGTACGTTTTGAAAGATAAAGAAAAGGCAAAGGACTTAAGAAAACAGTGGTGTGACTGTGCTTCTGAACTTGGAAGACTTGTAAGTGATGAAGTCAAAACAAACCCACGTTATAACGATATAGAATTGTTCCCTGGCAAAAGTGAACCGCCTAGATAATACTAGTTGCAAATACCTAATGAGATTTCTTTTTGCACTTCTTGCTACAATTCTTTTCGCTGCTCCCGCATGGGCTGTGGATGTTCAAATGGGTGCCAATGGTAACCTAGTCTTTGAACCTGCCGAGGTGTCCATCGCTGCTGGCGAATCAGTCCACTTCATTAACAACATGCTCCCTCCTCACAACGTAGTTGTAGAGGATCACCCTGAACTCTCTCACGAAGCACTGGCAATGTTACCAGGTGAAGACTTTGAGGTTGCATTCCCAGAACCAGGAGATTATACTTACTGGTGTGCCCCACATAAAGGTGCGGGTATGATCGGAACAGTACACGTATCGTAATGCATCACTTAGGACACATGATTGTTTGTTGTATCATCGGTTTAGGCGCAGGTGCCCTAGGTGTCTGGGCTTACAATAAAATTAAAGATTCTAAAAATCACAACCCGTGATTAGTTCACATACTCCCGATAAGTTGAGGTCGATTATCCATGATACTTGGCCTCAACTTTTTTATCTAAAAAGGGAACCAGTAGGTATTGTTTCCCATTGACAAGTTTTGTTAACTTGTGTAAACTAAATAAGAGAAGTAAATTCGTGAGGTAACTTTTTGGCTTCATCCACTCTATCAATTCCACAACAAAAAGGAGGTTGGTTCGATGTCCTCGATGATTGGCTTAAGCGTGATCGGTTTGTTTTTGTCGGTTGGTCTGGCCTTCTCCTTTTCCCTACAGCTTATCTCGCTCTTGGCGGTTGGCTTACAGGAACCACCTTTGCTACCAGTTGGTACACCCACGGCATTGCGAGTTCATATCTTGAGGGGTGTAACTTTCTTACTGCTGCTGTTTCTACTCCTGCTGATGCTCTCGGACATTCTCTCCTACTCCTATGGGGTCCTGAAGCTCAGGGAGATTTCGTCCGCTGGGTCCAACTTGGGGGACTCTGGCCTTTTGTGGCGCTCCACGGAGCCTTCGCTCTTATAGGTTTTATGCTTCGGCAGTTTGAGATCGCACGTCTAGTCGGTATCCGTCCTTACAATGCAATTGCTTTTAGTGGTCCTATTGCTGTATTTGTTTCTGTTTTTCTCATGTACCCTCTGGGACAGTCGTCGTGGTTCTTCGCGCCGTCGTTCGGGGTCGCAGCGATCTTCCGCTTCCTCCTCTTCCTCCAAGGGTTCCACAACTGGACGCTGAATCCTTTTCACATGATGGGTGTCGCAGGTATCCTTGGTGGTGCTCTGCTCTGTGCAATCCATGGTGCTACTGTAGAAAATACACTTTATGAAGACAGTGATCAATCAAATACTTTCAAGGCATTCGAGCCTACTCAAGAAGAAGAGACTTACTCGATGGTCACGGCTAATCGTTTCTGGTCTCAAATCTTTGGTATTGCGTTTAGCAATAAGCGTTGGCTCCACTTCTTTATGTTGTTTGTTCCTGTTATGGGTCTTTGGACAAGTTCCATCGGTATTATTGGTCTTGCTCTCAACCTTCGTGCTTATGACTTTGTTTCACAAGAGATCAGAGCAGCAGAAGATCCAGAGTTCGAGACGTTCTATACCAAGAACATCCTATTGAATGAAGGTCTACGTGCTTGGATGGCACCAGTGGATCAACCACATGAAAACTTTGTATTTCCTGAAGAAGTATTGCCAAGAGGCAACGCACTGTGATATACTAGGGAGGTCTAAGGATCTCCTTTTTTAATGTCCTACGAATTGATTCCTCCAACAGACCCACGCTATTTTTCACAAACTAGTGATGGTGATTATGATCGACATCGGTATAAACTAGTTTATCAAAGCGGTAAGACGGAGATCTTTGATAGTTGGGACGCCGCTCAAAGTACATGGTTCCAGTCTCCATCAAACTGGTTAAGTCATATAGAAGTATTAGACAAAAAACAAACTAAAAAGACCAAAGGATTCTCATGATTAAAGAAGTAATTAAATCTATTAAAGGGGTCTTCATTCCTAAGTCTGAGGAAGAAGACTTCAGAAAAGATTCTATGCCCCCATGGGGACATAGTGATATGGAATACTTGGTGAATAATCCAACTTCTTATACTGGAGTTCCTGCTCCTGACTATCTTCCTGAGGACCCTTGGTTCCCCGCTCCTGTTCTTTCCGAGAAACAACTCACGGTGAAAGAAGCACATGAGCAGGCAGTTGCAGACAAACAAATTCTGGATGAGTCTGAAAGTAAAGAGTCTGCAGACATCCACCAGAAATTGTATGAACTTGCTTCAAAGAATTGGAACACCGTAGACGAAACTCAGTTTGATGCTCTGGGTGGTTCTGAAAACTTCCAAGAAGGTCCTGGTTCTTGGCACTCTGGTACAGGTTACAGTCAGTTCCGATGAAAAAGTACACTACCCACGAATACTTTTCTGTCATCTACAAGGCAACAGGAAAGAAGAAGTGTGATTGCGGTTGGGAAATGGATGCGATCAATATGGTTGCTAAGAATCCAAAAGAACTGACTTACATTCGAAGCACTAATCATCTTATGGGTCAAGTCATTGATGTTACCCCGCCACCTGCACTCCCTACGAATGCTGTGGAAAAGTACGAACACATTAATGACGACCCTCATGATGGATGGTGGTTGCAACCAGAATGGAAGGATCTCGATGAGGGATTTGCAGAAGATGTTCAGAAATCCTTACCTGAAAGTGATCTTCAACCATTAGACTTTTCTTGAATTATAATTAGTAAAGCATTCTCCGTTCTAAAATGAAAGCAGTAGTTTACACGAAAGAAGATTGTCAATTTTGTGAAAGAGTTAAACATCTTTTAGGTAAATTAGAAATCGAATATCTAGAATACAAATATAAATCTGACTTCACCAAGAGTGAATTCTATTCTGAGTTTGGTGAAGGAGCAACATTCCCTCAGGTTTCAATCGATGCTAAACACATTGGTGGATGCAAAGAAACCCTAAATTATTTTAAGACTCTCAATCTATTCTGACATGGAAGAAAAATTAGATCTCATCCTCATTAAACTGAAAAAGTTGGAAGATGAAATTGCTTTGGTAAAGTTTGCTATCGAAGCACATAGGACAGAACATTCCTTAAGTAAGGGTCCTGGAATGGGACAAGCACCCCCAGGAATGCCTCCCTCTGGCGGTACTCCTTCTGGATATCAAGCTGGTGGAGTTCCCTTTGGTCCACCAGATATGATGGGTGGTGGAATGGGAGGTGGTGCTCCATGGGGTCCCCCTGGAATGTGAAAATCAGCTTTTGATTTCAAAAAAGCTGGAAAAAAAATTCTGGCAAAAAAATGATGTGTAGGGTCGATGAAACTATTAGCCATTAGATCATGTGCTCACGACTCAAATGTAACTTATTTTGATGGTGAGACAATTAAATATAAGTCTTTTGAGAGAGACCTTCAAATCAAACACTTCGGATTTGAAGGTCTCTTTGGTTGGCATAGGATACTATCTGAATGGAATATAGATCCTTCTGAAGTTAATGCTATTGGTCTAGTTGCGGATAAGTTTTGTGAGGAACCCTTTAGGGATATGGGATTCACCTGTCCCATCCATAGAGTTGAACATCACTATGCTCATGCACTGAGTTTTTGGCCACTGGGTGTAGAACCAAATCTTCATTTTGTTTTTGATGGATTTGGTGATGATTATGTTTATAGGTCTGTCTTTCGGGATGGCAAACTGGTTGATAGTGCCTGCGACAATAGTAAATTTTCCAGTCTAGGATTTATCATGACCCGTATGGGTGCCTACCTCGAATTGGGTGGTCACTACTTAGACCAAGCGGGTAAAGTTATGGCTCTTAAGGGGTTTGGTAAACACCACCCAGATGTTGTTCCTGTTAGTGATATTGATGATCTTGGTGATGTTTGGAACTTTGGTCATCTAGATTCCGTTAGAAGTAAGATCGGACAAGAGTATATTTTTGATTGGATTCACACAGCACACAAATACACTGAGGATGTTTTTCTAAAACACTTTAGATCTCATATCAGAGAGGGTGATGTTGTTGGATATTCTGGTGGTGTCGCACAGAATACTATTATTAATAAGGTATTGAGGGATAACTTCCCAAACATTGTCATACCACCTCATGCTAATGATCAGGGTCTGTCTCTAGGTGTGATTGAATACCTGCGCCGAGAGTACTCTCTGTCCCCCTTCAGTACCGATGGGTTTCCTTTCTGGCAAGACGATGAGAGTGTCCCTAGACCCTCCTCAGAGACGATCAGAGAGACCGCAGAGAGACTTGCGAATGGAGAGATAGTTGGGTGGTATCAGGGACATGGAGAGGTTGGTCCTAGGGCTCTGGGTAATAGAAGTGTTCTGATGAGTCCACTGTCTCAGGATGGCAAAGACATCATTAATTCAAGGGTAAAACATAGAGAATGGTTTAGACCTTTTGGTGCATCGGTTATTGAAGAGGATGTATCCAAGTACTTCTATTGGAATGGACCATCAGAATACATGCTTTATGTTGCAGATGTGTTAGAACCAGACAGATTCCCTGCCATTACACACGTTGACGGTACATGTAGGATGCAGACCGTATCAAAACGTCATGAAGATTATTACCAACTTCTTAAGGAATTTGGTAAAATTACTGGAGTTCCAATGTTGTTGAATACATCATTGAATGCTGGCGGAAAACCAATTGCATCAAGGACTTCTGATGCTTTGGAACTATACTATAAGACAGATTTAGATACTCTTGTACTAGGAAATAAAGTGCTATCGAAATCTAAATAGCTGTGACTCTACGCAGTAATGCATGGAAGTTTTTAGCTCGCCAGAAGATTATCTTTTTAATCTTCATACTTGTTCGCCAGGAGAAGCTAGACGCATATGGAAGGACTCCATTAAACAATCATTCGACTATAAGTGTGCTTATTGTGGGTCGAGAGAACATTTAACTCTCGATCACGTTGTTCCTCGTTTTGCTGGGGGAACTGATGAAACAAAGAACCTAGTCTGTGCATGTAATGAGTGCAACAAATCCAAATCGCATGAGAATTGGCGCTCGTGGTACTCCAGACAATCATTCTACGACCCATTCAAAGAGCAACGTATTGTCGATTGGCAAAAACAGAATATCGCAAACCTCAGCAACTATGTTGAGACGGAGCGGGCAGGAATGGTCCTGACCCGCAATAATTTTGTCTATAAAAAACTTAAGAAATAGTAAAATGGTATCAAGATGACACTATATTTGGTATTCATTTATACGGTCACCTTGCATAAATATTAGTACTGGTATATAATACCAGTACGTTCATCCCGCTCTCGGGTGGGACGCAAGTAAGTCGCGGAACGGAGCGTTCATCCTATGTTATCACTGGCTTTAATCTTCTTTAGTCATGTCCCACCTGAGAACCTTCTCAGATGTGAAGACTATCAGTGGTTGAAGGAAGGTCTTATGAGCACCACTCTCTTCACACCAGCTGAAAAGAGTGACATCCTAATTAACTGGATCAATCATACAGACCCACATTGTTTTGATAACAAGGACGCAAACGACTGAAGGAACGGGAGACTTAAAACTCACCCTAGTATTTCAGGTAACGACAAATGAACACACTTTCTCTCATCAAAAAGAAAATCGAGAAGGCAGCAGCTCTTCATGACGCACAAATTGCTATGACTACCTATCGTGGTGTCAAGTATGAGTGTCAGCAAGGTGCTGATGAAGTACATGGTACTTTCTGCTATCGTGGTCACACCTACAACAAGTGAGGTGAGACATGGTGAAGGTCAAATTCGAATATGACCTTCCAGAATACGATCCAGAGAAACACGATCCAGAAAAAGTTTTCGGATTTTTATGTTATCGTGGTGTCTGTTATGCTAAAATGGTTAATTTAAAATCACGAGGCAAGCAAAACTGGAAAGTCAACTAATGAGGGGTTAATACCCCTCTTTTTTTTGTGTGTATTTACGTATAGAAAATGTAAGATTCTATACAATTTGGACTCATTTGGTCAGAATTTGCTGACATTTCTCCTAGATAGTGTAGAATTTGGATATGACCATGAACTGAAAGTTATTTCTCCTTATATCATGGTTTACGCTTAGGAGGTGAATTATGCACAACATTCTATCTCGCAATCAACTAGATGAATGGCGTCATTTTGAACAAACTGTGGATGATTTGGAATCAGAACTGGAACGAATTAATGACTATTACGAATGTCTGATTGAATGCGATGAAGACCAAGCAACATGTAAGAGAATCTGTAGAGAGGTATTAGCAGAATAAAAAGAGTATCAACTGTACCGTTCGTCCGTCCTTTTACCCCTTGACATTTTTGTCAGGGGGTTTTATTATGGAGTCTACATATCAAGAGTCAAATGCAAGGTTGGGAACTGATCGAAGAGCGTCTTAAATTGATCGAAGCTCAAATTGATGCGATCAGAGAGGACCTTAACATGCATATCAAACCTGTAGACCAGCGCATTTTCAACCTTCGAGATGCCGAGTACTATCGACAGAGAGCAATGTTAGATGCTAAATATGCCAAGGAGCGTGTTGGCGTTGCTAGTACCTCCGATTGGGACGACTTCTGGAACAATTCTTACGACATCAAATGAATCCAAACGACATATCGCTGGAGTCTCCAGCAAAAAGCTTTACATATGAAAAGATCTCTCGTCAGATTGAAGAGTGTAACAGCGTTTCTCAATTGAAAGACATCGCAAGATGTTATGTTAAAATGTACCTGAAACAACAGGAAGTAATGTCGGCTTCATTTGGAATGAAACCAAAAGTATGATCCCTAACGAAATTCACGGATAAAAAAACATGGCTCTCAACCATCACCAGTGGAAATTAATCTACAACGCTGTTCGTAACCAACAAAAACATGAAATGTGTGGTAGTAAATGGTATGATGAGTATAGTGAAGTTCTAGATCATCTTTATCCACTGGCGTACTCCGAATCATATTTAAATAATCCTATTGACGATGTTGACTAAAAAAGAGGCGGTCTGGATCTGCCGTAGAATGATTAAAATCTACCATCCAGACTACCGTGGAAATGCTCCTGCAAAACAGGAGTATTGGACAAAATTTCTTGACATTCTACACGAACAAGGTAGAATATATTCACACGACTACAAAACCTGGTCTTGCCCTTTCAAATAACATGAAAGAATTTGATTATGAACTCCCTTATGAGGAACTTGACTTCACGGATCCAGAAATTCGTGGACTTTATCGTATTGGAAGGGGAGAGCAAGGAGTTCTACTGGTACGCCCTTATACAAACGATATTTGTGCTCACTGGCGATTCGTAAATGAGGAAACTGCTACTAAATCTTCTAATAAAATATACGAAATGTTCTGTGAGTATAAATCGCGGAAAGATTTCATTGGAATGGACATGGCAAGGAAATTCCTTGAGATGGGATTCACTCGTGCCAGACGGTACGCCAATCACTCTTCGGGACGCAAATATGCAGAAGATGGGAGTGTATCTGCCTGTGAGGAAGATTGCCTCACGAATGTCAAAGCAAGAGCGGCGCAGATCTTCAAAGTAATTCGAGATAAGGCAGCATACGACACAGAGTATCAAACAATGCGTAAAGAGTGGAGATCTCAAGAGTGATTATAAGTGAAGGTCCAATGTTCGCCATTCCTTTTCTCCATATGCGATTGGAGAATTGGCAGTGGCGCAAAAAGGTCTTGCTTAATCATCTCCTTGATCGCAGAACGATGAAGAGAGATGATACCTTGGATCATCTGACCACAGACTATCATTATCAGTTTGAAGAAGGTGAATCGGGAGTATATAATAGAGAAGTATCTGAATTATTTGGCGGAGAGATTGATTACTTGATGGAAAGAGCGAATCTTGCATCAGCAGAAGTAATCATGTCTTGGTTTGAAGAGACGGGAGAGAAAGATTATCATGGTATACATAATCACGGAGCGGCGGGATTTAGTTCTGTAGTTTATGTTGATTATGATCCCAATGTACATCAACCCACACAGTTTGTATGTCCTTGGGTTGGAACAGTTGAACAAGAGGTACTTGAGTTTGTGCCGCCAAATGTACAAGAGGGTGATATCATATTCTTCCCATCACTAATCTCCCACTATACTAGACCAAATAAGACTACTAAGAAAAGATTAATTCTTTCTTTTAATTTGAATTGTAAGCTCCATAAAGCACCATTCGAAAACTGAGAAAAACTTATGTCAAACTACGTACAACTAGTAAGAAGTAGACAGAAAGCCTTGGATGAAGGTGATACGGAGACTGCTGAGTTGATTTATGAAAAGATTGTATCTCTATTGCAGTCTGGTAAGGTTACTGCAGAAGAATTTAACGAAGCTGCATTACCTTATTGACAAATAGTGAGATCACTTGTATACTTTAGCTATCGTATTATAGATCATGCACTACAAACCTTACAGTCAGGAGTGGCACAGATACCGCTACCTCAAAGAGGCTATTGATAAGTACCTTGACGATGGTATTGATCCAACCTTCATTGTGGATGACATCAAAGATGTTCTTCATCTTCGATCCGAAGCAGCATACGCAGAGTTTCAACGGATTAATCAACTAGAGCACTACCTATCGGACGAGTGAAATCGTTAGTAAGAACCGTAGATGGTACACTCTAAATATTAATAGTACGGATGACCACACATGCTATCTACAGCGTACCGTTTAAGACTTGAAGGTATTTGCAATAAAATTGCTAATAAAGAAGAGGTCTCTCTAACTGACATGATGTGGGCAGAGAAACTTGCCAAGTCATACACAACAGTAAGAGACTGGTTAAACAAAGCACGTCGTCAAGCTGCTCAGGATATTCAGGAGGGCAGCATGGATGATTTTATGAATAAGATGGGACTAGGTGACCCCGACCCATCTAATTACAAAACGGGGTTCGGTTCCGCAGACGAAATTGTGGATTGGTTCAAGCAAGATAAACCTGACGACTGGAGACAGAGAGATTGAACGAACAAGATCCAGATCTCGTGTATTTGAAGGAGCAGATCGAAAAATTGAAAGAGGATGTTGCAAAACTTAAAGAGGTCATCCATCGCAACTCATACCACAAGATCCCTGACAGGTACTGAAATGAAAATCAGCTTTTGATTCCAAAAAAGCTCGGAAAAAAATTCTGGCAATTTTTTGACTGTCAGGGTTTTCACAAATTTTATGCACTACTTCTAAATATCCCTATAATGACGGAAACGGCACAAATCGATGACTGAACCCGTGAAATTCAAAGATTGGGGTGAAGATGTGGAATTGCCTGAAAGGGTCACAAAACAGGAAGTACAGGAGATGATCGATGCTGCTATACGACAGCACAATCGGAATGCTTCCATTATTAGTATGTGTGTCGGTTGGGTAGTTCTTGCTTTATTTGCTGAAGGACTTCTGAGGCTACTCGGAGTGATTCCTCCACTTGTGACTTGGTTGGATTTATCAATTAAATGATTGAAGTATTAGTCTATCCCGAATTCCAGTCTCTTAACAGAGATTTGGAAAGCTGGATAGATTTTTTGCCAAATGACACTGAAGAATATTCGAATCTAGTCGTTACAAAGCAAACTGGATACAATACGTATCCTAAACCCTTTTTGAAACTGAAGGATTGGGTAGTTAATAAAATCTCTCCTGATAGAGAGATGGAATACCAACTTTGGGGTGCCATTTACAATTATGGTGATTATGCTGAAACGCATAAACATTCTGGTCATGATGGAAATGCATCTGACTATTCTTTTGTTTATTATGTGAATTCTCCAGAAGGTAGTTCTCCACTACTTTTCAGTGATATTATCATCAATCCTTCTCCTGGACTTTGTGTGGTTTTCTCTTCTGATGAACTCCACCGTGTTCCTGAAAATAAGTGTGACAGAAGAATTGTACTGGCAGGCAATTTAAAATGGAACGAACATTAGAGTGGCTTGGTGTTATTCTATTATTCGGATTTGGAGTAACTATGATTATCCAAGGACATTTCATTTTTCATGGTAAACGAGGATACCGTCATTGTGAACGTGAAAATGAAAAAATGGATAATGCTCGTAAACAAGTAGAACAGTTGTTTAGAGAAAAATGACTCCAGAAGAACGGGACCAGTTTTATAGGGAATTGTACGAAAAAACCGAAGAGTTGCGAATAAGGACATTATTTGAAGAACCTTGTCCTTTGTATGAGGACGATGATGAGCTACACTGAGTGGATGGAGTTTATTTCCTTCGTAGAGACTATTTTGTGGCTTTTTGTTGCTTGGTTTAGTGGAGTATGTCTTGGGTATCTAATTGGATTTAAAAACGGGAGCGGATCATGAATAGCCTATTATTGTATACTATTATCATTTTTGGTATAATTGGATTATTTGTCATTTGGGGATTAACAAATGCATATGGTTGAGGGCATTGAAAAGATTGGCTCGGAAGTCTTAAGACAAACTGCAAATGTCGTAGAAACGATAGATGCAAGTATAAGTAACGAGTTATACTTAACGATGTCACTCGCCATGTATAAATATGGAGGTATTGGATTAGCAGCTCCTCAAATCGGTGTCAGCAAACGAGTAATCGTCATCGATGATGGTGGAGATGCTTATATGATGATCAACCCAAAAATTACTTGGAAAAGTAAAGAACTTTCTAGCTTTGATGAAGCCTGCCTCAGTGTACCAGATGAACACGGGGAGGTTATTCGACCAGTTTCTATAAAAGTAAAATTTCAGGATAAAACTGGAAAATATAAACATTGGAAATTGGATGGCCTGAAAGCTCGTGTTGTTCAGCACGAAATCGACCATTTAGACGGGATCCTGTTTGTAGATCACTTAGAAAAATGAGAGCAGAAGCAAAATTTCACATAGAGGAAGCTCAAAAGCAACTCAGAATGGCTCTGAGGTATGCATCCGAGTTTGACTCGTGTTCGGAATTGACGGAAATGACCAAAGTACTCAATATTTTTGATAAATGGTTAAAACCCGAAAAGTCCAAGAAACCCAAAAAGCATGAACTTAATAATACTCAGTTCGTTTGGAATAATGAGTATTCTTTTGTACCTGCTTCCCAAAACACTGAAAACGTGTTAACATATGGCAGTACTCACTGATTCCATGACTTTATTTTTTGTAATTCTGTCCAATGCGTTAATTTATATTATCGTTAGGGCACAGTTGGCTCGTAAATTCCGAAAAGGTTATACGATTTACCTTAAAGATGAAGAGGGTAATCGTCAGACTTTGACGGATACTATTGCTTATCTAATCGAGCAAAATGAAGTCCTGGAGAAGAAAATCATGTACCTTGCTGGTGAAATGGAGAGTCAGTGGTTGTCCATCGAAAAGATTAAGATGGTCACTGGTGCAGATAAATTCTGTAATGACTAATCTTTCTATATAATCTGATCGAAACCAAGCTTATGGAAAATAAACATGAAAAGCGTAGAGACGCCCTTGGTCTTTTCTATGAAAGCGTGCTAAAACCAGATCATGAGTTGAGACAATGTGCTCACAACCAAAAATGCTACCATGAATTGATGGAGTGGCGTGAAGAAGTAATTAGGTATCTAGATGAACGACGAAACCAAGAGTTCCACTGAACAAAAAGATGATTATGAATGGATCGAGTGCAAGTGGGGAGATTTCCGAGTCGAAAAGAGGCGATTTGGAACTTGGACTAGTTTTAGTAAGGAAGGTAAGGAACTCATCACAGGACTTACGAGGGAAAGTGTCGTTCAAGGAACACATTTTCACCAAGAAGGTGTCGCTACCAACTGGGCGAACTGCACAACTTCCCAGCAGTTTGACGGAGTTGTTGGAGGAAAACTCTAATGGTCTATGAAAACATGAGCGAGTTTGAAAAAGCCCTAAGGGACTTTGGTACTCGTGTTGACGTTATCGTTGCTATGGAAATGGCTCAAAAACTTGATTCCGAAACGGCATATCAAGAAATTAAGAGACTATATAAAACGTTGAAGAAAATTCACAAACAAGAGTTATGAAGATTTTTTTGGATACAGCGGATACTGATATTATTCGTAAGTATTTTGCAACTGGACTAATTGATGGGATCACAACTAATCCCACCCTCATCATGAAGAGTGGCCGTAATCCAGAAGATGTATATCAAGAACTAAAAGAACTTGGTATTAAAGACATTAGTATGGAAGTTGTTGGTTCTGAGAGTGAAATGCTCTCTGAAGGTCAACGTCTTGCCGAGAAGTTTGGTGATGTTTGCACTGTAAAAGTTCCTTGCACTCGTGAGGGACTTTCTGTGTGTAAATCACTTTCGGACCAAGGCATCAAAGTCAACGTCACATTGATCTTCTGCGCTGCACAGGCGGTCTTGGCAGCAAAGGCTGGGGCAACATATGTTTCACCTTTCGTAGGACGCTTGGACGACCAGTCAGTCGCAGGCCTGGAGGTTGTGAGGTCTATTTCGGATCTTTACCGCATCCATGGAGTTAAAACTCAGGTTCTTTCAGCATCTATTCGTAGTGTGCAAAGAGCCATTCGTTCATGGTATAATGGTGCTGAGATTTGTACTATGCCACCAAAGGTGTTTGATGAGATGTATGACCACATCCTCACCGATAAAGGCTTAGAAATCTTCGACAAAGATTGGGCACAAGTAACGGGAGGAAATTAATGTTGTCATCATCTGTAGTAAATTCACTACAAGACGCTGAATTGAATTTGAGAAATGCTCTTGCTTTTGCTGCAAGAGGTGAACGACCGTTTGTCGCAAAGAGTATTGCATCGATGATATCTGAGATTGATTCTTTGCAACACGCAGATAAAATGATCGACAATCTAGACAAATTCATTGAAGAAGCTGATGAGTAATGAAGATTGGAGATATTCCGACGAAAGAATGATTCTGAGAGCAGAAGCATTTATTGCACTAAAGAGACATTTCAATTTGAAAGAAACGAGGCATCTCTATGAATTCTGCCATGATTGGGTATCGCAAGGAAATAAGTCAATCGTTGGGATTGAGTCACATTTTAATCGGTACGTCTCCGAAATTGAGGGTAGAACCCTTTGATATTGTTAGGTATCCCAATGGCTTGGGAACTCCTATAGAAGGAAAAATAATGATAATCTTAGATAATTATCTAACGATTCAGATACACCCCGAATCCTCTACAGGCATTATTGTATTCAGAGAGGATTGGGACAAATTAGAGGTAGTCTTATGTTCACAATTTATGGAAAACCAAAGTGCTCTTTGTGTATAAAACTTAAGATGATCATGGATCTTCTTGGTAATCCATACGAAGAAAAAATCTTGGGAATTGATTATACTGAAGAAGAATTCAGAGAAAAATTCCCAGGTAAAAATCTGTTCCCTCAGGTAGAACTTGAGGGCAAGTACATTGGTAACTGTAATCAGACAGTTGCTTACTTGAAAGAGCATAGGGTTTTTTAGTGGACTATAAGGATATCCACATAAATAGAGGCGTGGAATTGTTATTACGGGGGGAACCAAAGCCTAAGGAACGTTCAAAGACCTGGGAAGTGAGCTTTGGAAAACTGGTTACCCTCTTCAAAAAGGAGTACCATTTCTTTTTCCAAGTATCACTTGACATTCGAGACAAGTAATTCGGAGGAAGAAAAATGGAAGCTTCTATCATCGCAATTTTCGTAATGATGAGCGTGATGTTTTTGATGATTGGTGGTATAATTGGCTGGTTAGCCCAACAGAATAATCTGTTTGTAACTTCCCAAACAATGCCATCCCTCCATCCTGAAATGTATGATGAGAATGGTAATATTCTACCTGATGAAATTCTAGCTGTAAGATTTGAGAATGAGTATGACGACTACGAAGAAAACGACGACGCGAGCTAAAACCACCACTACTCGCAAGACAACGACCAAACCCAAATCCGTGGCAGTTAAAAAGGTGGAACTGCCACCCAACCCTCTGGTGCATGAGATCCTTGATGCTGTTGATGCTGAAAGGACCAAAGCACAAAAGATTTCTATTCTTCAACAACACGGTGACAACGCTCTGAAGTCCCTCTTCATTTGGAACTTTGATGAGACAGTTATTTCCATGTTGCCTCCTGGGGAGGTTCCTTTCCAACCCCTAGATGGTGATCAAGGAGCAAGTCCAGAACGGGGTGTTCCTCAACGGACTACGATTCGTAGTCGTGCTGACATTTTCTTTAATTTTGTGAAGGGTGGTAATGATGCCCTGAACAAAATCAAACGTGAAAGTATGTTTATTAATCTTCTTGAGACACTTCATCTCAAAGAAGCACAGATCCTTATCCTTGTTAAGGACAAAGCTCTGGGTACTAAGTATAAAGTTACTAAGGAATTAGTTTCTGAAGCTTATCCAGATATTCGCTGGGGAGGTCGTTCCTGATGGGGAAGGGTGTAAGGATTATTCACCAAGATTGCGATGCTAGTCTTGGCGATGATCGATCTCTACCATATACAGCATATCTGGTGGAATACCGTCAAGATGGTATAACTAAATTTGATGTTGTGGTAGCACCGAAAAGGGTTGACATTTTTGATTATTATTGGGATCTTTATCGTCATGATCTAATCAATATGACACAGACAGAGGGTAGAGTTAATCCTAAACTCTGGGGATCCAATCAAAAAGATAAGACGAAGAAAAAATGAGTGAAGCTAAAGTTGATGTTAATGCTGAAGAGTTTGGTAAAGTACTGAAAAGGTACAAAAAACTCAAGAAGTATATGAAATCTAACATCTTTGAGATTCATCGAGTAAATGGATCTGAGAGTGTTATTTCTAACCTTACCAAAGATTATATGGATTTAGATAATGAAAACTTCGGACTACAACAAACTGATTCCTACGAAGGTCAAAACAACTCCACAATTGGTGGAGGAAGCGAATCAAGCTTTATTCCGAGTGAAGATGAATCTTCCTCAAGCAGCTAACCACTGTGGAATGACCGAGAAAGAAATGAAAATGACTTTCTGGGAGTTTCTAAAATACCATCCTGCTGATTATGAGGCACCAAGTAATTGATAATTTTCTTCCTGTGGATCAATTCAAGGATCTGCAGGATTTTATGTTAGGTAGAGAGATCCAATGGACTTTCTTGGATGGTGTTGCTATGCCTGGAGATGGGTATTACCAGTTCACCAAAATTTTTTACAATCATTTTCAACCTTATCAAAACTTTGAAAGACTTGGTTCTATCATTCAATCGATAAATCCAGTTTCCATAGTGCGAATAAAAGCAAATATGCATATTCGTACTCCAGAAGTTATACAACATCCTTTTCATACTGACGTTGACGATTGCAACACCGCCATATATTATGTAAATAGTAATAACGGTAAAACTATTTTTGAAAATGGATTGGAAGTCGAAAGCGTTGAAAACCGTTTGTTAGTTTTCGATTCAAACGAAAAGCACACAGGAACTACATGCACAGATAGTCTTCGTAGGTGTGTTATAAATTTCAATTATCACCTCTAATATGGTATAATTATGGAGAAAGAAAAACTCAAACTGATTGTAAGAAATCTAGAGCTTCTGGTAGAGGCTTTAAAATCTGAAGTTTATTCGGACACTAAATCTTATCTTCCCAAAGATAAGGAAAACAAATTTGGTTTCTACGAAGGTAGAGACGATGACGATGGTTATCCTGATTGATCTATGACAGTTAAACTTGTAAGCGTCACACCTGACGCAGAACAGACCATGGCATATATTGCTCGTGTGTCTAATCCCGCTAATCAAGATAATGATAATTACGCAGGATTGCTACGATATTGCATCAAACACAATCACTGGAGTGTGTTTGAACAATCTACCATGACCTTGGAGATTGAAACTACCCGTGCAATAGCGGCTCAAATTTTGCGGCACCGTTCGTTCACATATCAAGAGTTTTCGCAACGGTATGCAGATTCTTCTATTCTAGGATCCACCATCCCTCTACCAGAACTGCGCCGGCAAGATAATAAGAATCGTCAGAACTCTATTGACGACCTAGATCCTTTTGAAGTTCAACTCCTAGAGAAACAGATGCAAACTCTGTTTGACTCTTCTATGTCTCTGTATAAACAGATGTTGGAACGTGGTGTTGCAAAGGAATGTGCTCGCATGGTGCTTCCTCTCTGCACGCCAACCAGAATCTATATGACAGGCTCATGCCGTTCATGGATTCACTACATCAATCTGCGTTCTGCAAATGGGACTCAGAAGGAACACATGGATATTGCAGAGTCTTGTAAGAAAGTTTTTATCGAACAATTCCCGACTGTATCCGAAGCATTGGAGTGGGTCTAATGGCAACATATCCTGTTAAGAACAAAGAAACTGGTGAAACCAAAGAAGTTATCATGAGTATTCACGACTGGGATCAGTGGCGTGAAGACAACCCTGAATGGGAAAGATACTACACTCCAGATAATGCTCCAAGCTTTGGTGAGGTTGGTGAGTGGAAAGACAAACTACATAACCGTAACCCAGGATGGAAAGAAGTCCTGAAAAAGGCTGAAAAAGCTGGTGCAAACCGTCAAAAACTGATGTAAGAATTATGGCAAGAAGGAAGAGGCAACAAGAAGATCCCATCGGAGTGGGAATGACGGCGAAACAAATGCGTCGGAAGAAACCAATCAATAGTGAGATGTTGGTTGATATTGAACCACTCACTGAGAACCAGGAGAGACTCTTTAAGGACTATGATGAAGGTAAAAATATCTTCGCATATGGTGCTGCTGGCACTGGTAAGACCTTTATCAGTCTCTATAAAGCACTCTGTGATGTTCTGGATGAGAACACTCCATACGAGAAACTCTACATTGTTCGTTCTCTTGTCTCTACCAGAGAAATTGGATTCCTCCCTGGAGACCACGATGACAAAGCTGCTTTGTATCAGATCCCATATAAGAACATGGTCAAGTACATGTTCGAGATGCCTACTGATGCAGACTTTGAAATGCTCTATGGTAACTTGAAGACTCAGGAGACTATTTCTTTCTGGAGTACCTCTTTTATCCGTGGCACCACGATGGATAATTGCATCGTCCTTGTGGATGAAATGCAAAACTTGAATTTCCATGAACTTGATAGTATAATTACCAGAGTTGGTGATAACTGCAAAATTATCTTTTGCGGTGATTCTACACAAACTGACCTTACCAAGTCGTATGAAAAGAACGGTATTCTTGACTTCAAGCGTATCGTTGAAATTATGAAAGATGATTTTGGTGTAATCGAATTTGGTATCGATGATATCGTGAGATCTGGGTTAGTTAGAAACTACTTGGTTACAAAACTTGCCCTTGCTTTATGACGTTTGTTCATCTCAATAAACTAGCAGATTTCGAACTCGATGCTAAACTTATAGATGGTGTTAGGTATTACGATGTAAATGGTAAACCTTTCCCATCTATCACTTCGGTGACTAGTTTCTATAATCGTCAGGTCTTTATTGACTGGCGTAAAAAAGTTGGTGAAGAGGAAGCCAATAAGATCACCACTGTTGCTACAAGAAGAGGAACAGATTTTCACGAAGTCTGTGAAAAGTATTTGTTAAACGAAGATATTCAATCTATGGATATTCTTCCAACCACAAAGGCACTGTTCCTTTCCGCCAAGTCTTCTATTGACAATATAAATAATATACATGCTTTAGAGAAACCCTTATACAGCGAATATTTTGGTATCGCTGGAAGGGTAGACTGCATTGCGGAGTATAATGGTGAACTTGCCATTATCGACTTTAAGACTTCGAAGAAGATAAAACCAGAAAAGTGGATCCAACAATACTTTGTTCAGGAGACCGCTTATGCCTGTATGTACTATGAAATGACAGGTATTGCTGTTAAGAAACTGGTGACCATCATGGCCGCCGAAAATGGAGAATGCCACGTTTATGAGAAAACAAACAAAAGTGACTATATTAAACTTCTTACCAAGTACATCAAAGAATTCGTCACACACAAACTTGGAGAGTATGGAGAAAGACGTTAACGACCTACTCAGAGAAAAGTTTTTATGCCAAAATAGATTCACTCAAGACATTGAGAATCTTGTTCGTAATTCAGACTTAAATTATATCGAAGCAATTATTGGATATTGCGAAGAGAATAATATTGAGTTTGAATCGGTTGGTAAATTAATTTCTAAACCTCTGAAAGAAAAACTCAAAGTTGAGGCAATGGAACTCAACTACCTCAAAAAAACTACCCGATCTCGTTTGCCGCTGTGATGTCACCTCTTGAAGTCTATCAAACTTACTTAGCCTTCAAGAATCATTTCACTAAGGACAACTACGACTATTTCAGGTATTGCGGTAAAACCAAAGCATCTAAGGCTTCTTTTAATAAAAGAAAGGATAGATATTTCTTTGAAAGAATGTCTAGAAAGAAGTCTGATGATGAGATTCAAAGATTTTTTCTAGCAAACTTCAGTCAATGTCAGGATCCCCAAAGGTTGTGGATCGGTGAGATCATTGACACTGGAGATGCCGTTTATACTGAATGGTTGAAGAAAATTCAAAGTCTAAAATATTTGTTTAAGACTGAGGCAGAGGTCTTTATCAATAAAAAAAACTTTGATAAAATGTTCTCAGTCTCTGGAGGATCACACTCAGATGTTCTCAAAAAACATTTGAAAGGTGCTATCTCTCTGGAGACTCTTGTTCTTCTTGATATGATTCTTGGATTCTCAAAACGCCACGACAAACAACTGTTTGATCCAGTGTGGGAAACCGTAAGTTTTAAAATGAAGAAGTACAAACCATTCCTAAATATCGATATCAAGGATTACAAAGAAGCTTTAAGGGAGATTGTTTTGTGAGTGATTTTTTCCATTCGCCTATAGTACGTGAAGCTCTACAAGAGATTCAGGATCTACAGGAGAAATTGATGACAGATGTGATGTCTGGCATGATGATTAGTCAAGGACCTGAAAAACAACAGGAACAGATTGATGTTATGCGGTCACTGATTGAAAAGCAGAAGAACTTTATCTTCAGACTTAATCTCACAGATGATCCCAAAGCAATTGAAATGAAAGAACAGATTATGGAATCTGCTCAAATGCTTGGTATGAAAGAGGATGAAAACATCAATGACTTCTTTGAAAAACTTGGTGAAACCCTAGACCGACTAGAACAAAGTATTGACAGGGAACCCTGAACGGTCTATAATCAATACGTCCAAAACACACAACACACAAAACTAATACGGAGAATACAAATGTCTTTTGCCGATCTTAAAAAACAGTCCCGCGCTGGTTCTCTCACCGAGAAACTGATGAAGAAGGTGGAGAAACTGAACGAAAAAGGCGGTGGGTCTAGTGATGATCGCCTCTGGAAACCTGCTGTGGACAAGGCAGGTAACGGTTATGCCGTTATTCGTTTCCTTCCTGCACACGCCAACTGCGAACTACCCTGGACTCAAGTCTGGAGTCACGCCTTCCAAGGTCCTGGTGGTTGGTACATCGAGAACTCTCTGACCACTATTGGTAAGGATGATCCCGTTGGCGAACTGAACCGCAGTCTGTGGAACAGTGGAAACGATTCTGATAAAGAAGTCGCACGTAAGCAGAAACGTAAACTGTCTTACTACGCAAATATCTATGTTGTGAAGGACTCTGCCAATCCTGAGAACGAAGGTCGTGTCGCTCTCTACAAGTTTGGTAAGAAGATCTTTGACAAGATCACTGCAGCAATGCAACCTGAGTTTGATGATGAAGATCCCATCAATCCTTTTGATTTCTGGAAAGGTGCTAACTTCAAACTGAAGATCAAGAATGTTGCAGGTTACTGGAACTACGATAGTTCCGAATTCGCACGTCCTACTCCTCTGTCGGAGGATGACGATGAGATGGAACAGATCTACAACAAGATCTATGATCTGAGTGAGTTCACTGCTCCCGATCAATTCAAGTCTTACGATGATCTGAAGAAGCGACTGGACGCAGTTCTGGGAGCCAAACAGCAACTCCGTAAGCCTGAACCTGAACTGGATGATGAGGATTCCGATCGTGGGTCTGTTGATGATGAACTGACCCGTCTTGCATCTGCAGCATCTTCTAAGGCACCTGTGGTAGAAGAAACCACAACCGACGAAGATGAAGATGATGCACTTTCATACTTCCAAAAACTCGCTGAGGAATGAATATGACCTTGAGAAAGTTGGGGGTTGCTTTTGCGGCCTCCAGCCTTTTTTTATCTTCCCCTGTTCTTGCAGAGGGTAAGATTACCAAAGGCTACTACACTATGGACGCTATGGGATGTATGTTAGTCCGAGAGTGTACCAAAGATGTCAAACAAGTCTTTAGTGTCAACGATGTTGCTGACGTTTATCCCAATAGTGATTATAATGTTATTGCTAACGAGTTCAACGGAATGCTCGTTGCTCTTAACAAGATCGGAGTTGAGGTGTTTCTAGCGGATGAAAAATACTTTCCCGTTGGTCACCGTGGGGTTTACCACACTGTAAGTAACAATTTCTTTTTGAACAAGACTTACATGCGTCGTCCTAGTGTATTGATGTCTGTAATGCGTCATGAAGGTTGGCACGCTGCACAAGACTGTATGGCAGGTTCTATCAAGAACTCTATGATTGCCATCATCAAACCAGAGGAAGACGTTCCCCTTCTGTGGCGTGAAATGGCAGAACGAACTTATCCCAAGTCTGCTGTACCTTGGGAAGCAGAAGCAGGATGGGCAGGTAGAACCGAAGGCATGACAATGAAAGCACTTCAGTCTTGTGCTGCTGGCACTATGTGGACAGACTACGAACCAACTCCACTCACTAAAAAGTGGTTGAAAGAAGAGGGATTTATTGATTAACCTAGTCTAGGGTTATAAGATTGCTTGAGATAAGTACTAAGAAACTGAGAAGAATCTTTGTATTGCATGATTCTCTTTACATCATCAATAACCGTTCCAATATACTTCTCATCTAAAATTCTAATTCTTCTCTTGTAATCATTTATTTCTACTTCATATTCGTAGTTACTAATTGGCACTACTTTTGAGTTTTGAACTACGTTTCCATTACTATCTTTAGCATTTCCTTGCTGATCATAGGTTAGATCACCAGAATAGGAGGGAGTTACACCAAAAGTAACTTCCTCCTGTTTTCTGTTATTGTATTCAATGACATTAAAACTAAAATCAGAATCTACTTCCAGTCTTCCTGGAATGACAAGTCTATTGTAAGTATCTCTCAGTTCTATAGTTTCATAATGATGAACTTCTGCAAGTGCTTCATGACTACCATATTTGTCAAGACAATACTTATCAAAAACTAAGGATTCTAAAGGCCACTGATCCCTAACATTTGTAATGTTATTTGCCAATAGAACAATCCAATCAAAACTTGTATCTCCATATACTCGTTTTGATATTTGATCTGGTCTTTGATCTTCTTCGATCATATAGTCATGAAAGACCGTGAATACTTCAAGATCATCACGTAACCTGGGTCTTTTGAATATATTCTTTACGGGAATAACTTCGTCTCTAACAGAAGCATCTGCTACTCTAGAAACGTAATTGAATTCTGGAAAGTAAGTAAAGTATCCTGCTGCCATTTTAGTATCCTACCTCTGCAGATGTTGCAGTTGGTGTATTAGCTGGGAAGTTGTAACCTTTAATTCCACTGTAATCTGTGTTGTATAGTGGTTCTAGTTCTGAGAACGTCATTTCTATTTGAACAGAAACTGGCATTCCTCCTTCAAAAGCATTCCATTCACCATCTGGTGTGTAGTTTGTAGCTATTCTTGTCAATGCACACTGTTTGAATCTATTTACACCCGCAATAGATTGTCCATTATTTGTTTGATAGGATAACTTAAATACGTTTGGTGTGCCTAGGAAGAATGATGGTTGATCCGCACCGAGGGATGCACCAGAAGAATTTTTAGATACCTTTCTTGCAGCAGACCACTGTTTTAAGTATCTAATAATTTTTCTTATTATCAAAGCTTCTTCTGGGGATCTAGCACTCATTCTGTATACAAAATTGAAACTTCTGGTTTGTACACCCCTGAACATCAATTCAGTGTTTGTATTTTGAATAACCCCACCAACTCTACTTAGAATAGTTTCTGGAGAAATATCTACACCAAGTTGACCAGCTAACATGCTCTGAACTGCAGGTCCAATGACACCTGCTGCAGCGCCACTTTGACCTCCTGCCATAAGTAAATCTTTATAAAAGAATGACTTATTTGCTAGATTTCCCAAACCCTTTATACCAGAAAGAGCACCAAGAGCTGTCCCACCAGCCATGAGTGCAAGCATATTACCTGCATTTTTTGATGTATATCCAAGAGCAGCACCAGCAAGGTTATTCATGTTATCATCTTGCCATCTTACTGCATTTGAGTCTCTGACATCTTGAGGCATTGGAAGTATAATTGTTCCTAAAGAGTCTTTCGCCAGAGCACTACCCCTACGTAGTCCGCCACCAAAAGCAGTTGCAAAAGTTCCTTGCCCCATAAACTCTTTCATTCCAGCAGCATATGGAGGTTGATATCGGTAACATTCAATTTTGAAATGATCTTGCATTTTTGTTAGATCTTTAGGGTATATGAGATTTCCAGATTTATCATTATCCATGTCCCAACGATCATTCGCAACACCAATATCAGTAATAGATTTATATGGATCAGAAACTGCTTGAACAAATACACCTATAGCTTGTTGTACATCGGCAGGAAGGAGACCTAACGGATTAAATCCACCAGGATTAGACGGTGGATTAGCTGGTGCTGGAGTTGAAGATTTTGGAGAGGATGGAAGAGTTTGTCCTGCTTGCCACGTATCTGGCAGAACCATTGTAGTACTAATCCAAGCTGGGTCTGCATATTCAGCTTTCCTTGCTGCTCCAGCACTTCTTTTATTTCTAACTGCTGCTAATTGTTTCTTTAGTTGCGATGTTAATTGGGTATTAGCGTTATTAAGAACAGCGCCAGTTAGACTTTGGTCTTTAATTTCCGTATCCTGCCAGTTTCCATCCGTCCAAATAGATGCACCACCAGCAATCTTAGCTCCTTGATCGTCAACTGGGAATAGATTGCCTTTCTTGCTTGTTGTATCGTAAAAGAATGCGTAGTTTTGGGTCTTACCACTAATTTCCTGCGTAATGGTAAATGGAGTACCATCAGTATTATTGCCTAGACTAATTGGAATTTCAGCCATTACTTTTTATAACTCCAAGCTTTGTGTTTGGGAAATCTCATTCCCCTATTGTCAATAAACTTTTCTGTTGGTAATAACGAAATACTGCCCCAATCTTCATCATCGGGGATTTTATATAGGTTAGCCATCCCACTATACAAATATCGATGGATGGTATTTCTGGGTACTACTACCCCACTTCCTTTATTTATGAGGCTTCTCGCAACGGCATCACGATGACTAGGATTAACATAGTGTAAGTTTGCTCCTAAGAACCCATCTCTTTGGTATTCAATTACAAATGCTAGTGGTTGAGTGTCCCAGAATGGATACTTATCAGGAAACTTTGCACCATAGGAAAAGAATAGTAAGTCTCCAACTTCAACCCACCCAGTATCACTTGTGCTGATGTCTGGTCTCTGGAAGTCTGCGAGTCGTTCTTCTAGTGCATTGGTATACCAATCACCACTTCTCTTTTTCTTACCAGCTTCTTTTGCGATGTCTTCTGCAATCATTTGATTCCTAGATCGTCTTCTGTCATGATCTTGAACTCATAATTACGGTCAGCACAGTATTCTGCAGCTGCTTCCCACTTTGCTTGATTGATTACCCAAGTCTTAACACTCTCCGCCCATGCTTTTGTTCTCCTTTTTGGATTACGTGGGGGTTCTTGGCACTGTTTCTTGGGTTTGACTTCAATCACCATAGTTCTAGTCTTTCCAGTTCTGTCTTTATACTTAACAAAGAAGTCTGGAAAGTATCGATGATACTTATTGTCAATTGGTGACTTATATGGAATGAAGAATTCTTCTGACTGCCACTGGTATACACTCTCGTTCAGGTCACAATATCTCATGAACTTTCTTTCCCAAAGAGACCTGTAAACAATGTTTGTAGGATTGCCTTTATATTTCTTTGGATGTTCTGGTCGATATTTTCCCTGATAAGACATATACATAGTATATAAAGCACTAAAAATATTTAGATGTCAAACTCCCAAAAAAATATATTTTTAAGGGCAGCAGGTAGTGGATTAGACTCTGATATAGCTTATCCAAGAAATAATACTGCTTATAAGAGTAACTTCTTAAATAATCTTGGATCTCCAGCTTTATCCAATACTTATAAAGTTGCACTGCAACTTGCTCAGACTGGACCAGAAACATCTGCAGGAGCATCTTTAAACTCTTGGTTAACTAGTGCTGGAGTTTTTTTAGGCAATACTCCAGATAGATTTGATTTTCTTTGTGCTGAAGCAATGATACCTGGAACCACTTTCCAAACTTATCAAGAACTTGGAAGTAGACAAGGTATTCAGGAAGCATTCCCTATGAGAAGGGAATATACTGATATGGCAATGAGTTTCTATGTCTCATCTGATTATCAGGTATTGAGACTATTCCAAGAGTGGATTAATTTTGTAAATCCTGTTTATAATGGTGCTGCCGGAACTCCGAAGTCTGGATCTCCTGGGGGATATCCAAGTGCTACCGTTAGGAATGGATATCATCGATTTAGATATCCAGATTACTATAAGAGAAACCTTTCTATCACGAAGTTTGAGAGAAATATCAAAGAATCTATTACATATACCTTTATTAATGCTTTTCCTATCACTGTAAAATCTATTCCATTATCATATGAAGGAGCACAACTTCTACAAGTTGGTGTGGAATTTAAGTATGATAGGTATATTATTACTGAACAAAACAAACCCGTGAGAGAAGCTCCAGCAGCTTCTACACCAGCATCAACGACTCAAGGAGTCCCCACCCAGGGTGCAGGACAGTCTGCTGCCACTACTTCAGGTGTGAATGGCAAAGCTGGTCTTGATCCTGGTGTTGTGGATCCAAGAGAAAGGTCAAGATCCCTAGGCACCTAAATTTACCTACTAAATAATATGAATGACTTGATAACATATCATGCCTTTACCAAAAATTAGTACCTCTCAACATGAGTTGATCCTTCCTTCTACTGGCAAAACAGTAAAGTACAGACCATTTCTTGTACGTGAAGAGAAGGTTTTGATTCTTGCTCTAGAAAGCAAGGATTCTAAACAGATTACTAATGCTATCAAACAAGTTTTGAAGGATTGTATTCTTACTAGAGGTATCAAGGTCGAAGAACTTCCTAGTTTTGATATTGAATATTTGTTCCTAAACGTTAGGGGCAAGTCTGTTGGTGAAAGTATCGATCTAATTGTTACTTGTGGTGATGACGGAAAAACTACGGTTCCCGTAACTGTGGACATTGATGATATTGTTGTCGAAAAAGATCCAGAACATAGCACCGATATCTCCCTAGGAGAGTTTACTCTGAGGATGAGATATCCTTCCCTAAAACAATTCGTTGAGAGTAATTTTGGGGAAAACGCTGATAGAAACGACATAGACGGTACATTTGACATTATCGCCTCTTGTATTGAAATGGTCTTCAATGAAGACGAAATGTGGTCTGCTGCAGAATGTACCAAGAAAGAGTTGAGAGAGTGGATTGAAAGTCTTACTTCAGAACAGTTCAATAAGATTGAAAAGTTCTTTGAAACCATGCCTAAGTTGACGCATACTATTACTGTTACTAACCCTAATACGGGAAATGAAAACTCTGTGGTTCTTGAGGGATTAACTGATTTTTTCGGTTGAGTATGTCTCATGTGAATCTTGAGGCATATTTTAGAATCAACTTCGCTTTAATGCAGTTCCATAAATACTCATTAACTGAAGTTGAAAACATGGTTCCTTGGGAAAGAGATGTCTATGTTGGTCTTCTAAGACAACACATTGAAGAAGAGAACCTAAAGGCACAACAAAGAGCCGCAGCTGCAAATGGCTAGATACTTCCCCGATAGAAGAGCACTAAGCAAACCGTTTAGTCAATCCCCAGGACTTTCCAGTAGGGGAGGATTCGGTGTTGCTAGATCAAGGACACCTATGTTTGGTAGGTCTCCTGGACTTCGTGGTGGGTTTTCTTCGTCTGGGGAAAGAGGAATTGGTGGTAGGTTAGGTGCTAGTAGAGTAAGACCTGCTCCTTCACCTCTACTTGGAGCAGTTAATAATATTTCCCAAACTCTTGGCGGTGGAGTTGAAACTACCCCACAAACAACAGTAATTAATAGATTAGTAAATCAGAGGGTACAGAATATACTCCCCTCTCTTACTAATAAGATAGAAAGACAGGTCAATACATTTGACCCTGGAGATCTACTTAATAAAGTATTTAAAGGTGGCATAACTGAGTTAGAGAAACTCGGCAGTGCAATAACTTCTATTATTAAACCACTAAAGAGAGTTTTTACTTTCCTTACAGATTCAAGTAAGATACTCACAAAGTTAATTAAGAAACTTCTTACTGGTGGTAGAAGCGGTGGACCTTCCTTTGGGTTAAAGAATCTGCTTGGTCTAGCAATGCCTATGATGGCTGCTGCCTCGACCTTCATGGCCATGGAGACCATGCAGAGGGCACAGAAAGAACCAACTATTGATCAAGATGCCCCTATAGATGAACTGAGTCCCACTGAGGGAGGTCAGAGACCATCAAGAGTTGATCCAGATAAAGAAGGTTCTTCGGATTCACTTCCTGGACAATTAACTACAGAAGAATTAGACGTATTTAATCAGAGTGTCAAGAGATTCAATAAACTACTTGATGGTCTGATAAAAGCACAATTAGCAGAAAAACCTACACAATCAAGTAGTGGATCGAGTAGTGCTACTTCAACTACTCCAATGGCTGCTCCACCTACTCCTCCCCCTGGACCTGGTGGTCCTGGTGGAGATGTAACGGGAACTCCTGGTGCTATCAGTAAGGATAGATTCACCATCGGAGATAGTGTCGCTATGCTTAAAGGTCTTGGTGCCAGTGATGAAGAGGCACAAAGACTCTCTGTGAACATGAAGTATGAGTCTTCTGGAGATCCAACTATTGATACGGTTAAGTCTGGTCTTGATCCAACTAAATCAAATGAATATTCCATTGGACTTTATCAGATTAACTGGAAAGCTCATAAAAACGGTCCAATTGCAAGAGAACTTGGTATAACTAATGAGGATCAACTCCGTGATCCAGTAACAAACGCCATGTTTGCTATTAAGTTGTATAGGTCACAAGGCAATGCGGCTTGGTCTGCAAGAAGCAAAGTTACTAATGCAGACAGGGCAGAGGCATCTCAATCTCTACAAGGATGGCAAGAAAGATATAGAGTAATGGGTGGCCAAAGTCCATATGCAACTGGTACTACTGGTGGATTAACAGAACCAACTACAGTTCAACCAGATACTTCGACTACTCAACAACAAACTAATGTCAATGCACAGGTAATATCTAGAGATGCTGCTAGTGTTGCCACAGGATCTGGGGAACCAATTGTCAATAATACTGTGGTCGAAGTTCCAGCACAACCTCAACCAAGACCACCAAAAATGGATGCTGGACCTTCTCAAAGTGCAGTGCAAGTTCCATTCTTCTTATCGATGAAAGAAGATATTCATATCATGTATTCTAAGATCGTATACAACGTGGTTGATGCATCATGAAGTCAACTATATCCACACTTACAGTAGTCAATGCTACTAAGAGCAACGTAAATGATTCTAAGTTAGCGATTAAGAAGTTAACATCACTGATTAAAACAGAGAGAAAAAATTTAAATTCTCTCAAGTTGCCTAGCAAAAGAGAACTAAAGAAACTTCTTGATGTAAAAACTCCTGGTAGTGAGAGTCCAAAAGATAGAAACTGGAAGCCTGGAATGAGACTTCCAAAGGCTTTGACTGCCGTTTCTGCTGGAGTAACTCTATTCACTGCACCTGCATGGTTACCTGATTTCGCTCAGAAACATATGGGTATTGATGTAGTTAATGCTTCAGAGAAGGATGTTTATGATGCTCCTGGTACAAGAATGGAGAAGTATCAACAACTTCTGAGAGAGAAAAATAAACTTAACTGGTTTGAACGTAATATTCAAGGTAAAGGTGCGAAATATGATGAACTTCTTTACTTCACAAAGTATGGTAGAACAAAGTCATATACATTTGGCAATGATGGTAGAGGAACAACTCCAACGACACCAACATTCTTAGAGGGAGATGCTGAGTGGCAAGGAGAATTGACTCTTGCACAACAACAGGATATTAAAGATAAGAGTGTAGTTAAAAAATTAGAAGTAAAAAAATATAGAAAAGCTGTTGATAAGTTTGAGAAAGTCTTTTTCCGCAAAGGGCAACCCATAGTAATTGGATCAGGTGGTGGTAGTGGAGAAGTTCCTGCAAATACTTCTAGAACACCTCTTCCTAGTCCTGGTCGCCGCCAAGGCGGACCATCAGTACCAGGAATGCGATATAGTTCTTCTGGCGGAAGACTAATTACTGACCCTGGTGGATCAGACTATGGTACTGCAGGAGGATATGGAAGTAGGAGTTCTACTAGGATTCATGGTGCTGGTGGAGAAATGGGACATACTGGTGAAGATTACTCGATGCCAGTGGGTGAACCGCTCGCGATGATTGCACCAGGTGTTGTATATGATGTTGGAATGATGGGAGATGCCAATGATCCTGGAGGTCCCAACGGAACTAATAGTGGATATGGAAACTTTGTTGTAGTCAAGTTAGATGATGGAATGTATGTCAAGATGGCACACTTGGACAAAGTGTTTGTCACTGAAGGTGAAAGAGTTGGTGCAGGATCTGCAGGTAGTGGTAGAGCAAAAGTGATTGGAGAGAGTGGAGACACTGGTCTTTCCACTGGACCTCACTTGCACCTTGATTATGCTAGACAATATACTAAAAGTTCTGCCGCTGTAGATCAAACACTAAACCCAAAATCATTCATTGAGGGTGGTGGTCTTGTCATTGGAGAGGATGTCAAATCTGATGGAAGAGTTACCGTAGATCCAACTCTAGGTAATGTTCCTGCTAACCCTGCGGGTACTATCCCAACAACGGCAAGACCACAGTCTTCAGTTGTGCCACAGGCAAGAAGAACTGCACCTAGACCAATCGATCCTTATTCTGCAGCCGCTGGTGCGAATAGAAAGAGTGTAGTGCAGGAAAAAATGGATGCTCTTCAAGAAGAGATTTATGAATACGATGAACAATTGGAAGGTGTGAGACGATTCATGGATGCCACTAGAGAAGGTTCTGATATGAAATATAGAACTCAATATGGAACCCTTGTTAGAGGAAAAACTGGACTCTGGAATGAAGACAAATTATTCAATAAAAATGGTACACAAGTAAAACTTAAGACTGCAGCAGATAAAACATTGATTGAAAGAATAGAGAGAGAAAGACAGAAGAGAGTAAATCAACTCAATAGATTCAAATCAAATGTATCTGCAGATCCAGACTACATTTGGTCTTTGAATCCACAAGAACAGGCTTTACTGGAAGCAGATTTAAATGCTATTGAACAGTGGCAAGAGGATGTTGTTAATGGTGTGGAGACTACTGCTGCTCCTGTTTTGCCTTCACAAAGTGCTGCATCACGAGAGGTTCCACGTCAATATCCCTCGTATAATATGCCTCAAAGTGCTAGTGTAAATAATAACACTATGCTAGTACAACAACCAGCACAGGCACCCGTGAATGTATTCTCTCAAGGACCCCAGGGTGGTGGACAATCACTTGGACCACAAGAAAGTGTTAGTGTCTCTAGTATAATGTCTGGTATTCTCTTAACTCAACTATCTGGATCATAATGGCAGATCAATTACCACAGTCAATACAACAGGTTGATTTTAAGAAACTTTTAATCACACCATCTGGATTAAGTGCAGAGAATAAGGCACTAAATGCCACAGATGCTATTGTTGCGATTGATTATTATGAGGATCTCTTATCTCCATCAGTAACATGTAAGATAGTAATGTTGGACACTCAAAACATGGTGTCTAAGATGAATATGAGAGGATATGAGAGAATTGATCTTGAAATTGGAACTTGCTATGGAGACTTTGAATTTAATGACAGTTCAAATAGAACTCCTTTTTATGTGAATGGAATTGAAGGATTGACTAATAGTGAAACAGCAGAAATGTTCACCTTAGAATGTACAACTAAACAAAATTTAGATAATGAAGCGACTAGGTGTAAAGGTAAGTATCAAAAATTCAAGATTAGTGATCATGTAAAAACGATCTTAAAAGACACTCTTGGTCTCAAGGGAGACTCTGCAGGTAGAATAGGAACGATTGAAGACACTGCGAATTCATATGGATTTTATGGAAACCAAAAGAAACCTTTCCACATTTGTACTTGGTTAGGACCAAAAGCAATATCACAGAAACAAGGAGTTAGTGGCAAGTCAGGTAAAGGTGTTACTGCAGAATCCAGAGGTTCCGCTGGATTTATGTTCTACGAAAATTACGATGGATTTCATTTTAGATCTATTGATAGTTTGGTGTCTGAGACATTGAATCCTTTGTCTGCCGATAAGAAAAATATTCTCACATTTGAGTATACATCTGAACAAGTGCAGGGTGGACCTAGTAATAAGATTATCCATTATGCATTTGATAAGAGTGTAGATCTCTTTAAGAGTATGAGAGTTGGAATGTATTCCAATCTCACATATTTCTTTAATCCATATGACTGGGAATTTGATGTCATTAAGTATACGATGACTAAATCTGTGGAAGCGGACATGGGTGAGTTCATTCCCATTCCTGGAGATGATCTTCCAGATAAGGCATCTAGAATTATGGTAAGAATAGGTGACCAGGGAATGTTTGACAAAAAAGGCACTCTTGCTTTGGATAGTGGCAGAGACAATACTGACATGGCAAAGTCATTCTCTCGTTATAATTTGATGTTCTTACAGTCACTAAATATTGTAGTACCATGCAATGTCAAACTGAGAGTTGGTGATATAATAAAGGTTGTATTGCCTTCCGTTGGACCCGCTGATAGTGGGGACAGAAAAGATGTCGATACAACTCACAGTGGATACTATCTCATCAGAAGTCTTAGACATCACTTTGAGAGAGAAAGTGGTAGTAATGTTACTGCTTTAAATCTCATTAGAGACTGTTACGGACTTTCCCTATAACCGAACGGTAACTATCATGGAAAACATCGAAGCTCACATTCAGGCTGATAAGGAGATTCTAGAGAATCCTACAATTTCTCCACAAGCCCGTAGACACACAGAAGAAGAACTCAAAGAACTCGAAGCATATGCTGAGAGACATCCAAACGATCATCACGATCCCACTGCTTTGGAACTATATTGCGACAACAACCCAAGTGCTCCTGAGTGCTTAGTATACGACGACTGATAAAAAATGATTGATCACGCCTTATTGCAATCTAATTTCGCCGGCCGCGACGGATTTGTTTGGTGGATTGGTAAAGTTGCCCATCCAAAGTTTTGGCGTGACGGTTCCACAGACGTAGAAGAAGGTTGGCCTTTTAGATGTAAAGTCAGAATCATTGGATATCATCCATTCAATGAAGAAGAACTGGCAGAGGATGACCTTCCCTGGGCTCATGTCATGGTTCCTGCCCATAGTGGTGCTGGGCAGGCCTGTCTAGGGGAGAGTAGTAGAATGGTAGGTGGAGAAACCGTATTTGGTTTCTTCATGGATGGCGAAGAAGGTCAACAACCTGTTATCTTTGGTGCTCTCCAAAGAAACTTGAAAGGTCCAAAAAACGAAAGAGTTTCTATTGATCAAAAGTCTGGTGCAGTAAAAAGAGAGAAAGGTTCTGCCTTTTCTCCTTTATCTGGAAGAATTGCTGCTGGTAATGGATTGACTACTCAACCGCCATCGTTATCCAAAGCAGCATCAACACCAAAGAAAAACGCTGAAAATAAAGCAGGTGAAACTGCAGAGGATCAATCGGGAGAATCTAAAGAAGGAGTAAGAAGAAATACACAAGCAACAAAACTTTTCTGTGATGTTGCATATACACACACTGCATCTAACGCTTGTGAGAATGATTCTATCTCCAAGATTACTCATGCTATTGGTAGTTTTCTGAAAACTATCAATGCTCTTACACAATTTGCACAAGTCTATGTTGATGCTGCTGCAAACCTAGTCTCGGATATTAGGAGAGTATTAGGAAAGACGACAAGACTCATTATTGGTGCAGTTAAGTGGCTCGTCAATGCAATCCGAGATAAGATCATGTGTTACCTCGGTAAGAGGTTCAAAGACATGGTTGGACTTATAGTTCCAGAACCTCAAAAGTCGCCAGTTGTTCAGGCACTTAAGAGAATCATGGATATTGTTTTCTGTGTTCTGGAGAAACTAGGTTTTAGCATTGGGTCATTTATTAAAGATCTATTGAAACAGATGATTGGTAAAACAATCAATACATCTGTATGTGCTATTGAACAAGCTCTTGGTGCAATTCTTGCTAAACTAAATGACGCCATTAGTGCCGCATTGAAACCAATCATGGAAGGATTGGATTGGTTGATCGGTGCTCTTGGTCAAGTAAGTGGACTACTAGGACAGGTTAGTTCCTACGTCAACCTGATCATGAGTTTCTTATCTTGCGATTCTCTGCAATGTAAAGACTATGATGATTGGTCTCAGAGTTGGGGACTATCTACCAAGGGCGCACAAAACATGGCTAGTGTCCTTGATAAGAGTAAGATCATTCAGGATATTGATAGACTGGCCGCAGATGGTGGGGATCTATCTTTCTTGAGTATGCTTGGTGGAAACCTCGAACAGTTCTTCGATTGTAATGAAAAAATCAGAAATCCAAGAACTCAAGACGATATTGATGATACAATTCCTTCTGGATTTATCCTCGACCAATGTGTTCCACCATCAGTCTATGTTGCTGGTGATAATATAAAACCAGCAAAAGTCAGACCTATTGTTTCCTCGACAACTGGTGGAATTCTTTCTATTGAAATTATCAACTCTGGATTGGGATATGAAGTTCCACCAAGGATTTCAATTATTGATAAGACTGGTCATGGTGGAGGTGCAATCGCTCAGGCAAAGATCGATGATGCTGGAAGATTAACTCAAATCTTCATGGTGAATACTGGAAGTGAGTATTGTCCTACCTCTGGTGCAGTTCAGCCAGAACCACCAACTAATGAAGGTGATGATGAAGGTGCCGGCGATGGAACTGGAACTGATACAACAGCACCATTTATTATCTTCACCACTCCATCAGATGATGCTATTGGTGTTCAGACTTCATTGTCTGTTCAAGTTTCGTTCAATGAACCAGTAAGACGTGGAAATGGGGTTATTATCGTAAGAGAGTCTAAGACGAATGATGTTCATGAAATTATTCCAGTAGATGACACTCAAAGATTGGATTTCATTTCCGATAGTGTTATTCAACTTACGCCAGATGATAGTCTGAAATTCTCTACCGAGTATTTCATTACAATGTCTCGTGGATCTTTCGTCGATTTCTCTGGAAACAAGTTTGCTGGTATTGCAAAAACTGATACCTATAACTTTACAACTAGAGGTGTAGCGGGTATTGGTAGTGATCCAGTCGGTATTGTTACCGATGTTGTCCCATGGAGACCTGGAATTGGATACACTGATGGGGATACTGGAAACGTTGGTGATTGTACCTTCAACTTTGTCCTTACACCAGCTGGATCAATTGTCGGTATTAAGGATCTTATCTGTAAAGATAAGTATAAAGAAATTCCAGACGTTACAATCAACACCAGAACTGGTAGAGGTGCTGAACTAAGAACCGTACTGGCTTATAGTCCAGACTACTCCAAGGATCTATCCAACTTCACAACTGATGTAGTACCTACTGGTATATTGGTTGTAGACGTTGTTGATTGTGTTGGAGTTACCAGCACAAATAGAAGATTAAATACTAATACTGGAACAGGAACCACAGTCTAATGGCAAAACAAACACAATCTCTTACAACAAAGGAATATTTTTCCAATTATCCTGGATATAGAATGGAATCTGGGGTGGTTATCCCAGAAGGAGCATTAAAGGGAAAAGAAGTTGACTTAGACTGTATTACCGACCAAGGTCAAGGGTGGGCTTTTTTCAAAGATGGATACTACAAATCACTGTGCCACGGTACAAGTTATGAAATTTGTGGCTCAAGAAATGAGGAAAAAGATTTTTCTAAAATTCTTACTGCGGTATCTGGTCATATTCTGATTGATGCTCAAGATGGAGACATTATTCTTAAGGGAAGAAACGTAAGAATCACTGCAGAGGATGGTGAAGGTGAGATTAGTTTAGTCTCTGGAAAGCACGTATACATAAAGGGAGCGATCACTCACATTAGAGGAACAAATGTAAACATCTTGAGTAGTAACAACTTGTCTCTTGGTGGTACTTTCATTGAAAGTAATGGTTCTGTTAGTAATGAAGCAGGAACTGGAACAGACTTGGCTCAAGGATCGTTCCTCGGAGGCATCTTCAAGTGGTTGGATAAATTTAAAGATTTCTTAGGAGAGTGTAAGTAGTAATGGCAGCATCTGCAGCGATTTCATATGTCGGTGATAAACTGATTGTAGGGTATCTCGACACAGCTTTTCTTTCAGCGACTAGTAGACTAACACCTGGAACGTTAGTTGCTAATGGACCATGTTACTTTGGTATGCCTGCTGCTGTTGGTGTTGCTAGAGCAACAGTAATGATTGGTCCTCCAATTACCGCAAGTGTTCCTGCATCTTTAGAAGTACTTGGAGTCACCAATATCTACGGAGCATTTAATGTCCTTGCAATTAGTACGTTTACTGGTCTTACAACTAAACTGGGAACTACAATTAAACAAGCTCTAAGTCTAAAGAATGGAGTTGACATTTCCAATGCTTTGAAAGTAGGTAATACAGTCAAAGTTCAGAACGGAACAGATAATGTTAATGGTGTTCTGAATGTTGCGGGTGTTATTAGTTGTGCTTGGTTAGAGAAAAGACTTGCGGCTGCAATGGCATCTCCACCAAAAGGATTTGACATGCATCACCCAACCAAGAAAGGTTGGAGATTAACACATATTTGTATCGAAGGTCCAGAGGCCGCAGTATATTATAGGGGTACACTTGACGGTAAAAATGTGATAGAATTGCCAGATTACTGGCGAGGTTTAGTAAACTCAGAAACTATCACTGTTCAGTTGACTCCAAAAGGATGTTATCAAGAATTATTCTACGATATTATTGGTTGGGGAACAGCAATACAAGTAACTAATGCCGCTGGTGGTCCAGTAAACTGTAGTTATGTTGTATTTGGTGAAAGAAAAGACGTTGACAAAATTGTCGTTGAGTATGAAGGAAAGATTGAAGATTATCCTGGAAGAGATCAAAGGTCTATCGTTGGTTATCACTATGATTATAGAGAGGGTGTGAACGGATGAAGGCAGATCCAAGTAAAATCTCAAAAAGATTGAGAGACACTGCTAAACAGCAGGACAGACAAGTAAAAGATATGAAGGAGGTTCTAACTATCTCCGATGCTATCATTGACGAATACGATGAGGTTATCGATGCGTTAGATACTAAGAATGTACCTCTTGTTAGTGAAATTAATTCTAGTATCAAGGCAGTTTGTGACTCTTATGATGCAAGGATTGTTGCTGATTGTCTGAGTCCTTTGATTTGGCAGGCACAAGAAACAAATACCATTTACTCAAAAGTATATGGCGGAGAGACAAGTACTACGACTTGGAAAGTAGTAAAAGATCCAAGTCAAAGAGTTCAGTTAAACTATTACGGGTGCAAATATTATAGACATCCAAAAAACAGAGAATATGGATCCAATGTGATCGATGAAATTTCAGATGCAAGTGTAGATCAATTGACACAAGTTTTAGTGGTATTTGATTCCAATGCAGATGAATATACTGCTGGAACCAATCCTATCATTAAAATTGGTGATTATATTACCGATGATCTAGAAGAACCATATACTTGGACTACGGGAAATCTACCAACCGTTGTTGGACTTGGAACTACAGGGTATCCAAAAGAACAAGCGTCTGTTTCTGGATTTTGCACATCTGGAGTTGCTAGAATCTATGGAGATAATAGAACTGGATTCTTAACATCATACAATATTGGTGATTATATTTTAGACTCAGAATACTTCCCACAAGGAACTTATATCACAGGATTTGGCACAGCAGTGGCAGATATTCTTCTTGATGGTAACGTTCCATCTGAACAAGATATTGATTTTGTCACAACCAGCGATGTTGCTATTGGAACTACTGAGTATCATGACTTTACTGTGGGTATTGTATCCACATATAATGCAGTATTCTTAAGTACCTTTACTACTGTTGGTGCTGCTAGAAGTTCTTTTCTTATTGTAAGGGGACCAGATAATGCAGACCTCAATTTTGAAGTAACCAAGAATCCTATTGATCCAGTAGAAATTGGAATCGCTGAGGAAAACAAAATTGGTAAGGGACATAGGATCAGTCTAATGAATAATGGGGATCCAAAAGTAATTGCCAAGTGGCATGAGATACAGAATGATCCAGAACCTGCAGTTGGTGCTGGATATTGTGAATATTGGGTTGGTGCTTCTTCGTGGCCTACAATTCAAACCGTTAGTAGATCTGGTGCTGGAACTACTGCGAGTCCATATACGTACAGTTATGCTCCAGTACAGTATGTTCCAGAAGGATACACGATTTCTGTAAGTTCTGGTAGTTCTGTGCCATCAGCAATTAGATCCACTAGTTCAGTGAGTCCAACTAATCCTGGACTTACTGGATGTACTGCTTTATCTAATGCGATTACTTCTGCAGAGTCTGCAATGTCTGCTAAAATTGCAGAAAACTCTCCTAAGATTAATCATAATCTAAATGCTTCCAAAACTCTTAGAAGATTAAGAGACGAGGAGGAAACTACCGCATGGTCAATGCTCCAAGGCATTGCATATATTGATGATAGTAAGACAAAACTGAATAATGATGCTAATGAAATTGATGATTTTAATTGGAAGGATGTTCAATGATTGAAATTGATGCAAGCAAAGAGTCTTTAGATTGGTCAAATGCAAAACCATGAGAACAATTCCTCTGCCACCTAAGAAAAGAACAACAATGCTATGAAAAAACATCTCTTTGCTATTCCAATCTTTGAAGATAAAATTGATTTAGAAGTATTCAAGTTCCCAGAACAAGAGTTTGAACCGATCTGGGATTCTAATACACCAACAACGTTTGGCAAAAATCACCCATTGTCAGAGGAATCTTTCGGACACTTATGTGATGTCATAACAAGAAATCTTTCTGAAGGAAACGTTCTTGGGGCAAATCCAAGGATAGGAAATATGTGGCGGAACAAATATGATGAAAATGATTATCAGGATGTACACATTCATCCACATTGCCAGTGGAGTTTCATCATTTACGAAACAATGAAGTCCCAAACTTCGTTCTTAAATCCATCGATTAAAGATATTCAGAATCAAATTGGCAATGGGGTAGGAGAATTTCCTTTAGATTATAAACCAAATCTCGGACCAGGAGATATTATTATCTTCCCATCATTTTTGTTTCATTCTGTCAACAGGGGTTCAGGCGGAACCTCTATTTCGGGTAATATATACATGGACTATTGCTAATGTAAAATGGGGATGTTCGATACGATTAACTCTTCAGTTCCTTATTTTAAGGGAGTGTATCAGACAAAAGACTTGGATTGCTTAATGTCTGATTATTGGATAGACCCAGAGGGCAAACTATTTGAGATAGATCTATCTTATACACAAGACTTTGATCGTATTGAAGGTAGCAGGTTGGTTTATGTCAAGAATGGAAATCACGGTAAGGTAAGACCGACATATATACGAAAGTATGTTAGAATATACAATGAAGACGAGGAGTTCATCCTTCAAATTCATGATGGTAAAGTAGTTGCGTATCAAAAACATGAGCAAAACGGACAAGTACGGCAATGAATTGCTGATTGATAATATTGAATGGATCGGACAAACTGTCGCTGACATTCACCATAGATTGAAGAATCTGGAAGGTGAAGTTAAACTTTTAAAATCCGATGTGAGTGCCCATGCATTTCAGATCGAATCCCTTTATAATGAACTAGTCCAAAAGGAGCAAAACCAATGACCAAGAGATCATACACTATTGAGAAGAAGGACTCCAAACACGTTCAAGTATGGGAGTGGGAAGAAACTCCTGCGCTGAGTAAGTTTATCAAGAAACAGGAACTTCGCAACAAGCATCTCAATCCTCCTCCTGAACGACCTGCTTGACACCAAGTCCTCCTCTTTGTATAA